TGTCTTGCTGCTTCTTATCTTTGGAGCATCAGGTGCTGCCCTTACCTCTAACATTTATTTCCAAATTGCTATGGGATTGCTCATGGTTGGAGGACTATACTGGATGTATTTGGGTTATAAAACAAACCAAGGCAAGGGAGGGCTTTGGCGTAACATTAGAACAACTATCATTTATATATTATTATTTGGCGCAGGGTATGTCACAGCAGCCTATCAGACTCATGCTGTTTGGGCACCAGGGCCACATCACGAAGTTATTGAACAAGGAACAGAGATAATCGAATGAAAAAATTTATTATAGGTTTGGCGATGAGTGTAATGGCATCTGCAGGAATCTCTCATGCTCACGTCAAACATTTCACTGGCGTTGAGTTTGTCAATGCTTATGATGGAGATACGTTCACAGTCAATATTCCTGGAGTGCCTGATGTATTTGGCAGGCTCATCTCTGTTAGAGTCAGAGGTGTTGATGCGCCTGAGATCCGAGGACGTTGTACAGACGAACGATATCTAGCTATGAGAGCTCGTAACTGGGTTAGGGAAAAGATGTCCAACGCAAAAGAGATTGAGCTCACTGAGCCAGAACGAGGCAAGTATTTTAGAATTGTTGCTAGTGTAAAGGTAGATGGAATGGACCTTGGTATAGCATTACAAGAGCGTGGTTATGCTGTCAAATATACTGGCTCAGGCCCTAGGTATAATTGGTGTGAGATTGCTCAACGCAACGATTGACTAAATACTGAAAAGGAGATTTATAGTGGAAGCATTAGATAGGCTACAAGAGCTAGCAGGATTGGAAGAAGATGCTTATGCTTCTGAGAAAGCTAAAGGTTTATTCATTCAAGCTAATGTCAATGTCAAAAAACTAGAAGAGCTATTCAGAGAAGATAGCTTTTTACACCGCCATACTAAACGAGCTGGAGGAGAGACGAAAGAGTTTGATTTGGTATATAAATCTATTCAACATTTAAAAAGTGTATTATCACACGCAGAAGAAGCAGCACATATTCCAGATGAATCGCATAGAAGAGACAGGAGCAGTTGGTGAGACTAAATGAACTAGGCAGACTACGACAGCTAGCTGGATTAGAAACAACAGAGTCAGAACAGTCTGGCAGGGATTGGGACAAACGTTTCCAAGATTGGGAAGAGGTCCAATTTGATAGGGGATGGGAAGTAGAACACAACGACTCACCCCGTGGTTATGAAATGATCGTCACTCGAGACGATGGTAAGAAATTTATTGTTAGTATAAACCCAGGCGATGGCGGAACTATAGAATCAATGCAGGGAGGGAGAGGAAGAGCCTTTACTACATTTGAACCAGAAACTATCGCTGATATGATTGATTCAATGAAATAAGGAAAAACATGAAAGATCAAGACAAAAAACAAGGACCTGCAGATCCAGTCACAACGTATAGATACTCAGGCAAAGCTGAAATGAAAAGTGCTAAACTTGACTGTGACATTAGGACCCCACAAGTAGAAGCATTTGAGCGTGGCGGCGCACAAAAGCTAGAATCAGAATCATCCCTCAAAGTCCGCAAAGTAGAACGCATCCCCGAATTAGGTAATAAACTCTTCAAAGTCATTAGCTGACATGAGTCGTTGGAAACTATACTGTGGCGACAATTCTAAATTGTTGCGACAGTTTACGGACAACTCTATAGATGTGTGTATCACTGATCCACCTTATCAAATGAATATAGCCGAATGGGACGACGAGCTTCCAAGCTCAGAGCTATGGGCTGAAGTTCATCGTGTCCTCAAGCCTGGCGCTTGGTGCTTGTCCTTTTGTTCTCCTGAGCTATACCATCGTATGGCTACCTATATGGAGGATGGCGGGTTTATCATTCGCGATATGCTAACGTGGATCGTAACAACTAAAATGGCTAAAGCTAATAAACTAAAGCCCGCACACGAGCCCATAGCAGTAGCACAGAAGCCGATATCTGAAAGAACGATACGAGAGAATATAGAACGCTGGGGGACAGGGACTGTCTGTATAGAAGGCAATCGCATCCCGTGGAACACAAAGACTCCTACCTATGTGTCAGGTGGACATCAGCGCAGAGCTTTTGGCGGAGAGGTTGAGAAGTCCAAACGACAGACAACTCACAAAGTCAATGCTGATCCTAACGGCAGATATCCGTCAAACGTAGTAGGACTATTCGATCTATATGAGCATCAAAAGTATTTTTATGCCCCCCGTGTATCTCGGAAGGATCGAGGTGAGGATAACTCACATCCTACGCCCAAACCTGTAGATTTAATGGAGTGGCTTGTTCGTATCTATACTCCTGAGGGCAGAAGATGCGTCTTAGATCCATACTGTGGTAGTGGTAGCACGGGGGTTGCTGCCCTAAGTTGCAGGCATGACTTTGTTGGAATAGAGCTAAATCCTACCTATGTAAAAATTGCCGAAGATAGGCTAACTGTAGCTGAACACGCAGAACTGCCTAATACTTTGTTTGATTACGGCCCTTAAATATTTTCTTGACTTTCTCAAAATAATCCTATACAATTAGAAATATAAGGTAGTGTTTTCTGCCTATCACTCTAACTGAGAACTATCATGAAATATATTGGTACTCTTACAGCATCGGCCCTACGCAGAATGGGTCATAGGAATAAATCTTTTGAAGAGCTAACTGTCTTGGCTAGGCGCATAAATGCGGTAGAGCTGAGAGCTATGCGAAACACTCTACGAAGCTTTAAGGAGAGAAATGGCAAGACTAACAAAGCATGATCAGACTGCTCTCATTGTTACACGACGAACAATGAAGGATGGTAAGGTTATTTATTTTCCCCGCACACAAGCAGCATTACGAAAGCTATATGCTATTGACACTATCCGTTGTGGATTCACTCGTAGCGAGCTTTCTAAACGCTTCACTATTGTGGATACTGACGATAACATTATAGAGGACTAATATGGCAAGATATAGGCAATCATCAGCTGAACTCAAAGTTGAGATTATTCAATTGGAGAAGAGGCTGAAGGAGAAGCGAAAACTGTTAGCACTAACCGAGGCTATGGAAGAGCTGATGATGGAGCGTAGCCTCAAACTAATTATGAACTCTGATGATGAGGAAAGCGATGACACACCTACAGCAAATTCATGACGAGTTGGCACAGGCTCGAAAGCATGTCCATGACATTGAGATGAAATACTTTGTTGCTCTTCGGCGTATGAAGGGTAACTATCATATCCTCAGCAGAGGAGAGAATAAGTATGCTGTTCGCAATAAATCTACTGATGTAGAGTTTGATGTAAAGCGTGACGAGTTCTTCCACTTCGCAGTTTATCTAGACTCTCAGAGGATTGGCTCAGAGCTAAACTGCTTGGATGATGTTATCCGTGTTGTTCATAACTTTGAAGAAGAAATCCTATCCAAAGAGAGTGACTACTATGACTGATAGATATCATAAAAAGACATTCATGGATCAGTATGCTGAAGCAATGGGTCTTGGCGAATTTGAACGAGCAGAGGAGTTTCTAAAGCTGGCTGATTTTATTGCTGCTGAAGCTAGGTTAGTGAAGCGTGAGCAGGATACACTACATCCAGCCAATCGTGTAGAGCACGTTGAACATCCTGTAGTACAGCAGGAGCTGGGAGTAATTGATTCCCGTTCATTATTTAAATCTTGAAATGATAACACTACACAACGATGATTGCTTTAGCGTCCTCGAACAACTTGAGGACGCTTCGGTGGATATGGTTTGTAACGATCCACCGTATGGCACTACTACTATTGAATGGGATACAGTATTAGACTTTGGAAGGTTATGGCGTGAGCTTGAGCGTGTATGTAAGCCACAAGCAAACATTGTATTTTTCGGTAGCCAACCATTCTCTGCTTTACTGATAGTCTCAAAGCTAGACTGGTTTCGCCACGAGCTGATATGGAACAAAAACAAATGTGGTAGCCCTGGACTAGCAAAGTATCGCCCACAGAAAGTTCATGAGAATATTATGGTGTTCGCTCGTCAATCAGGCGGCACATACAATCCTATTATGGAAGAGGGTGATCCATACAAGAGACATAATCCTGATGGCTACGGCACAGGAACAAATACACACGGCTTTGGTTTTGGTAGCAAAGGTAAAATATATACTGGCGGAGAGAATGAAGGAACACGAAAGCCCAAGTCAATCCTACATGGATCTAGAAACTTTTCAGCGCAGCAGACAGTTCATCCTACGCAGAAGCCAACCAATGTATTGAATTGGCTCATCATGACATATTCTAATCCTGGTGATACTGTATTAGATTTTACTATGGGATCAGGCTCAGCAGGAGTATCCGCAAAGCTCACAGGCAGATCATTTATAGGCATAGAGCGTGATACAAAATACTATGACATAGCTAAACTGAGAATTGACTCAGCGCCAGAGAATGTCGTTACACCAGAGGATCATCAGCTCACTACACAGATCCACAAGGATATGCGAACAACACCAGATAAGAAGTATGAGTCAGATGTGCTGCTAGATATCCGCAAGTCAGTAGATACGGGTGATCCTATAGCTGAACCCTCCCCCAAGCCCATAGACAATTTATTTGATTTTTCTTAAAAAAAGATAAGAAAAAGTCTTGACTTCTGAGCCCGCCTCCTATATAATTAGAAGTATAGTAAGTAATTATTCCACAACACGCAATGAGTCCAGCTTTGAAACTTTTTTTAGAAAAAAATAAAAAAAGAATAAAAAAAGGCTTGACTTTATTCAAAGTTGTGTTATAATATATACATACAGTTAGGACAGCAACTAACACTTTTTACAAACCCCAAGCAAGGGAAACAAATGCTAAAGCTAAACAACATCATTACATTACGCGAACACCAAACAGACGGACTTGCTACATACGAGAGCAAGGTAGCTGCTGGCGAAACACGTGGTCGATTTGTACTGCCCACAGGCGCTGGCAAAAGCATCCTGCAGGCTAACATCAGCTTAGTAGCAAGCAATAACGGCGCCAAGCTAATTTTTATTGGTGCTCCAACTATTAGCTTGTGTCACCAGTTAGCAGGTGACTTCAACTTTGCTATTGACGGTAAGTTTAACACCATCAACTTCAACTCCGGTGAAGTAAAAGAAGAGTTGTTTAGTAGCTGGTCCAACTACTTGGGCACAACTACTGACGCTGGCGTAGCTGTAGAAGCAGCTCGCAAAGCAGGTGGCACAACAATTATTTTTTGCTGCTACGCTTCCATGCCAGAGTTGGTAGGTGTCAAGTTTGACTTAGCTATGGCTGACGAAGCACAGAAGCTGGTAGGTGCGTCACGCTTTGAGACTTGGTCCAATATTGACGCTACTGTAAAGCTGACTTTTACAGCAACTGAGCGACACAATATGACAGGCACAGGGCTCAACAATGTAAATGTATTTGGCAAGCGATGGTTTGTACGTGACGCTGCTGAGATGATTGCTAAGGGTTACATTGTTGCTCCAGAGCTTCACGTTGTAAGTTACTACACTGACGCTGACAGCAAGGGTAACACAGACGACAGCACTGTTAGCCAGATGGTAGCAGCGGCTAAGAAGCAAGTAGAAAGTGGCTTAGCAACAATTGGTAGCTCCAAGATTTTGTTTGCTACAAAAGGCTCAGCTCATGTCAAGCTAGTAAATGACAGTATTGCTACTTTCAAGAAGCATTACGCCGACCACAAAGTTTTTACTTGTACATCTAAAACAGGCTTTAGAGTTGACAATGTCAAAATGTCACGCCAAAAGTGGTTTGCGGCGCTGAAAGCTTGTGATAATGCTTTAGTATTCCATTACAATATGCTGGCTGAAGGCATTGATGTTGACGGGCTAACAGGTGTTGTTATTATGCGTAACTTAGCTGAAGATACATTACAGCAGACAATTGGGCGAGCTGTAAGATTATTCAAAGCTGATCCAAGCAAGAAGACATACGCAATGGTAACGGCATTGATTGTAAATGATGATGACACAACATCAAATATGATTGCTAATATGGTTAGCGCCATCAAAGACACTGGCACAGATGTAAGCGCCACAACTATTGAAACTGTTGTAGCTGAAAAGGCTGAGCCAAGCAAAGGTGGTGAAGAGCGCGAGTTTGGTATGGACCATGGTGTAAGCGACATCAAAAATACAATAGCAAAGGCGATTGTTGAAGCTATGAGTGTAGAAGAGTTATCCACTTTTTGATAACATACAGGGGGGCGGTGACGCTCCCCAAAAAAAAAAATAAAAAAAAATAAAAAAAGATAAGAAAAAGGCTTGACTTTTTCCATAGGTGTGTTATAATAGTATTTAAGCAGTTAGGAAAACTAACATTTTTTATAACTCCAAAGAGAGATACACACAATGGCAGCTAAAGTAAATACAGTAGATTACAAAGCTATTGTTAGCGCCAAGTTTGATAAAGCATGGGAGCATCTTGTAAAACTACAAAAGCATCATATGATGCCATCAAGTCATAAGATTCATACTCCACGAGCTTTTACTAAAGAGCTTGTAGAAGAGATGCTTATGAACGCTGATACAACAAAAAATATCCTAGTGCTATACAATGTAGAATTTGTGCTAGAGCTACTTGAACAAAACAGGCTAATGGGTGAAAAAACTTCACAAGAAAATATTACATTTTTATCTGATGATAAAGAAAAGACAGCGTGGTTAGAAAAGATGGGTGTTAAGATTATCACTCGTATAGATGATGTTGCGAAAGGCAAGTATGATGTAGTTATTGGTAATCCACCATACGATGCGCCAATTCCAGGCACGAAAGTAACAAAAAAGATTTGGCCCATGCTGACAAAGAAAGCTATTACATTTGTAGCCGACGGTGGTTACTTGGTATGGGTTATACCAACTGGGTGGCTAAAAGGTAACAATGCTGCTACGAAAGCAGTTAGAACAGCACTAACAACAGTTATGAATACTGAGCTAGTAGATACTAGAGCTGATAACTACTTCAAGCAAGGCATTGAAATAGCCGCTATTGTAGCAAAGAAAGAGGCTTACACAGGTAATACTCGCGTTATACTAGCTGACGACAGCGAGTCAACATATGATATTACAGACGGCTACGCAAAGACAGCAGAACAGTTATTTGTTGAGGGCATCAACAACAAAATAACATCATCAGCAGATCAGATTGTGCTAGGTATGGGTGACAGAGATAGCGATAGTATAGATGCTACCTTTAGCGAAGTTGCTGACGCTGAGTTTAGATATGATTGTATTAAGTCATCAGCTAAAAGAGGCAAAGGTTACACTAATAAAGTTGTTAGTAACGACGGTGTATTAAAGATTGGCTTAAACATTAGCTCCTCATTTTACAATAAAGACGCTGATGATAATAATATGCCAATCACAACTACTGCTTTTGGTGCGTTGATGTATTATCTTCCAGTTGAAGATAAGAATGAAGGTGAACTATACCGCAAGTATTTTTCATCTAAGGCAATTAGATTTTTGGCAGCTACATACAAAAAGACTAACGGCTGGTGTATTGCTGTAAAGAGTCATAGCATTCCACAGTATGATGTCCATAACAATAAGTTAGACGACGCTAGCTTGTATAGCCACTTTGGTTTTACTGCTGAAGAGATTGCTTACATCGAAAACACTATCAAATAATTCCTTCCACACAACGGGGAGCATGCCTCCCCAAAAAAAGATAAAAAAAGTCTTGACTTTTGAGCCCGCCTCCTATATAATTAGAAGTATAGTAAGTAATACAGCAACACACAGGAGACGCCATGTCAATAGGATACACCAGCACAATAAAGTTCCTCCCAGCTAGAATGCTACACAACCTCATCATCAGCCTCGATGAAAAAAATAGAAAAAAAGATAAAAAAAGATAAGAAAAAGGCTTGACTTTTTCCAAAGGTATGTTATAATACATACATACAGTAAGACATAAGAGCTTACATTTTTTACACACTCCACAGGAGACACACTATGTCACTAGATGCAAACATTAAAAAGTCACGTATGATGGTTTACTTGGTTATGGACACTACACTCGCAGACGAGTCCAGTCCAGAAGGCAAGTGTAAGTTTGGTGAGCGATTTGTTACTATCCCAATGACACTTGAAGAAGCTGAGGCTGATGTCAAGGCATACATTAGACGCTCTACTTTTTCACGACGCGGTGGTGTATATGACAGAATGGCTGCTGACGGACTTGTAAAAGTTTGGGACGCCTCAGACTACGCAGAGCACGTCAAGCGATTCCGCAAGCATTCCAAGCTAGATGATTTGATGCGTAACTTGATTGACGAGCTACGCCTCAGCAATGACTTGTCAGTAGGTACAGAATTCCACGCTGCCAGCTTTGACACACTCAAGCCTGTCATTGCTACATTCTTGTCCAGCTACAAGCAGGCTAGAATTGATGTAAAGTTTTCCACGGCACAGATGGATATGATGGACGAGGTGTTAGCGGCATACAACAGAGGAGACAAGGTTGTATTTGCTGAACTTTGTGCTCGCTTTGGTAAGACACTGTGGAGCGCAGGTGTTGGGCAAGTAATGAACGTAGATATGATTGTTGTTACTTCATATGTCAAAACAGTGTTTACTTCATTCGCAAGTGACTTGGTTGAGTTTGAGCAGTTTGCTGACTTAGAGCATATCGAAACAACTAACAATCCAAACTACCAAGAGCAGATTGACGGAGCATTGGCAGCAGGCAAGCGGATTATTGTATACTTAGGTATCAACGCAGGCAGCGAGCGTGAGGAGCGTGTCAAGTTTGTAATGGGTCGTAATGCTTCCAAGTTGCTCATTGTTGACGAGGCTGACTTTGGTGTCCATCAGGCAGGGCAGGCGAGCTTGCTACAGAATGAGATTGACAACACTGATTATGTGTTGTTGATGACAGGCACCAACACTGAGCGAGCGGTAGGTGACTGGGCTGTAGATAGCTATGTGTCCACAACATACGGCGAGCTGCTTATGAACAGACGACGAGCTGAAGAAGCGTTGGCTGCCTAAAAAAAAATAAAAAAAGATGAGGAATTTGGTTGACTTATTCCTCATCTGTGTTATACTATATAGAACAGTTAGGCAATAACACAAACACACACAGGGCACGATGCTTCAAAGAAGACAATTTGGTATAGCTAATATAGTAAATAATATGCTTGATGCTCTTCCAACTGAGATATGGACTTCTGCCACTACTACATTTTTAGATCCAGCTATTGGTGGTGGACAATTTGTAAAAGAAATTGAGCGAAGGTTACGAGAAGCAGGACACTCAGCAGAGAACATCAAATCTCGTGTATTTGGATATGATAGTTCCAATCTGAGACTTCGTGCTACTAAAGGACGAAACCGATTAATTGGAACTTACGAAGTAAAGGATTTTATTAGTGAAAACACCCATATGAAGTTTGATGTTACTGTAATGAATCCACCATATACAGATGGTACAAATGGTAAAGCAACTTTATGGGACAAATTCATTTCCAAAGCAATGGATATGTCCAATACTGTTGCTGCTGTTGTTCCATCATCATTAGCTCAATCAAACAACTACCGCTCCTTACGAAAACGTATCAACGATAACGGTTTAGGTGTTGTAGAATTTTTACCGTCAGAAACATTTCCAGGCGTTACAGTAGAAACATTATATTTTATTACTGACAATAGTGCTCCAAAGTTTGATGGTGATATTTGGTTAGATGGACAAATTAAAAGCATAATTGAAAAGATTGAGCGAGTGGCAGGAACTGAATACTACAATAAAGAATCTATTTTACGATTCAAGGCTGTAAAGCTAACTGATGAAATTGGTAATGTAATAGCTAATGTTTCACGACACGGACATAAGATTGAGACAGGTAAGCTAGACAGAGACATTGACAACTATCGTGTAGTTACATCATATATGTCTAACGCCAAGTGTCATTTACAGGCAGTAGAGCTCACTGAGCCTGGAACAGGCATACCAGGATCATATCGTCAGCTTATTGCTAAGGACAGGATTGAAGCTGACAACATTAGAACTTATCTCAAATCTAATCTGTGTGTAGCATTATATGAGCTAACAAAAACAAGTCGTAGTATAGATGGCCCACAGACAAGATTCCTTCCCGTTGTAGATTTTACTAGAGTTTGGACTAACGAAGAAGTTTATAAGCACTTTGGTTTGACTGCTGATGACATTGCCTTCCTCGAAGAAAATATCTAAAAAAAGATAAGAAAAAGACTTGACTTTTTCGCCCGCCTCCTATATAATTAGAAGTATAGTAAGTAATACATAACACCACAGCACACAGGGCACGATGCTTCAAAGAAGACAATTTAGTATAGCTGATGTAGTAAATAACATGCTTGATGCTCTTCCAACTGAAATGTGGACTTCCGCCACTACTACATTTTTAGATCCAGCTATTGGCGGTGGGCAGTTTGTAAAAGAGATTGAGCGCAGACTGAGAGCAGCAGGACACTCAGATGAGAACATCAAATCTCGTGTATTTGGATTTGATAGCTCCAACTTGAGACTCCGTGCTGCTAAAGGACGTAACAAGCTAGTTGGTACATACGAAGTAAAGGATCTAATTGACAATGAGGTATTAATGGATTTTGATGTAGTAGTTGGTAACCCACCGTTCAACAATGCTGACAAAAAGACTACTGGAGGCACTGGTGGCAACTCAACACTATATAGAACATTTAGGAAAAAGGCACTTTCAATATTAAAGCCAGGTGGCATATTGGCTTTTATAAGCCCAAAGGCTATTATCAAGGACCTAATCAAAGATGGTAACCAAGTAGATGTCATCAACTTGATGACAGAGTATGATGCGTGGAAATATAATACGCTATACTTTGTAGAGCGTAAGGCACTAAAGTCCTCAGAAATGTCAATTGAGGGTGGTATTTGTGCTAGGATGTTTGCTGTAAATGAGTGGGCATATAGAGAGTTTGGTCCAACTGAGCATAAGATTGGCACAGGTAGTGTTGAAACTGTAATTCGACTGCCAAAAGTGAGCAACGACTTTACTGTTGAGACTGCTAAAATGGGTAACTATGCTGCTCCTGCTGCTCCTAGATTTTGCTTTACTCTACTAGAGAGTAAGAAGAGCTATACTGTTACAGATATGCCTTACGCAGGCTCAATGACAGGTTGTGTTACACTAGACACAATGGAAGAGGCTGAGGCATTGAAGCTACTTATTGAGAACAATAAGGCGGTAAGATACTTTTACAGAAAAATGAAGCTCAAAGGTGTTGCTAAAGATTGTACACGATTTTTAAAGAAGATTGATTTGTCACAAATCAAGACAGGCTTTGAGTATGCCCGTGAGTGGAACCTCACTGATGAGGAAATACAAATTATTGAAACTACTGTATGACAAAACAGTTACTGACGCAATATATTTCCAAAAAAAGATAAGAAAAAGACTTGACTTTTTCGCCCGCCTCCTATATAATTAGAAGTATAGTAAGTAATACAACTAACACACACAGCACACAGGGCTGACGATGCTCCAAAGAAGACTATTTAGTATAGCCGATGTAGTAAATAACATACTTGATGCTCTTCCAACTGAGATGTGGACTTCTGCCACTACTACATTTTTAGATCCAGCTATTGGCGGTGGGCAGTTTGTAAAAGAAATTGAGCGAAGGTTACGAGAAGCAGGACACTCAGCGGAGAACATCAAATCTCGTGTATTTGGCTATGATAGTTCCAACTTGAGACTCCGTGCCACTATTGGGCGAAACCGATTAATTGGAACTTACGAAGTAAAGGATTTTATTGAAAGTGACACAGATATGAGATTTGATGTAGTTGTAGGCAATCCTCCATATCAAGACGGTAATAAAGAAGGCGGACAGAATAAAATATATAATCTATTTTGTAAGAAAGCATTAGAGCTTGGCAGTGTAGTAGCTATGGTCACTCCTACTTCAGTATGTGAAAAATCTAAACGATTTTCATTACTAGGTTTACAAGGTTTGAAGCGTGTAGATTTTACTGCGAATAATCATTTCAATGTAGGTATAAAGATTTGTTCTTGGATTGTAGATAAGTCTTATGACGGTGATATAGAAGTTGTATATGATGACTCGACAATAACTGTTCCTAAAGGTGAGTTTATATATGACACTGTAGATCCTATTATAGATGTATATAAAAGAGTAATGGATTTATGTCAAGACACAAAGAAGGCAAATAACCGTATGTTCAAAAGAAACAATCACGGACCTGCTTTTTCTCCTACAGAATCAGAACAACATTGTTATCCAATTTATTGTAACAATAGAGGCAATGAATATTTCGTATACACCAAACGCCAGCCTGTATTTCATAATGAACAAAAACTGATTATATCTAATACAAAGGCCCTAAAAGAAGAAAACATTATTGTTGATGACAGAGACTATGGGCCATCATACTTTGCCTATCCTGTGACAACAGATGCTGAGGTAGAGAACATCAAATCATTTGTGCTGTCAGAATACTTTGTCGCCCTCGCCCAAGAGTTCCGTAGAATCCGCGGAGGACAGAACACCGTGCTCATTGACTACTGCCCTACCTTTGATGTCCATCGTCTATGGACGAATGAAGAAGTGAAAAATTTCTTTGAAAATCTGTAAAAAAGATAAGAAAAAGACTTGACTTTTTCGCCCTCCTCCTATATAATTAGAAGTATAGTAAGTAATACATAACACCACAGCACACAGGGCTGACGATGAGCGGAGAAAAAAAGACAACTTTTTTTATAAAAAGAATAAAAAAAGGCTTGACTATTTCCGCAATGGTGTTATAATATATACATACAGTTAGGACAGCAACTAACACTTTTTACACATCCAACACAGGATACACAATGGCAGCTAAAAGAAACACAATGGCAAAGCACTTTGTAAACACAATGTTTGCGTTGGACACCAAGCGTGACTTGAAAGTCGCAAAGGTAGAGAGCTACCAAATGAGCTTGGTAGGTGTCGTCAACAAGGTCCTCGAAACTCTTCCAGAGAGCGAGTTCAAACTGCTTCCAAGCTGGAGCAAGTTTGCTACCTGCCCAGAGCTTGCTGAAAATTTCCTCATCTCAATGCTACAAGCTATGTTTGAGAGCAAGCACAATCTTCCCGAGCTCAGTGTAAAGCGCCAAACATTTGCCAGTCGTAAGTTGGCTGACAGAGATTTACCAACTCGTATGTTTTTCTTTGGTAAGATCCGCAATGAGAACTTGGCTGAGGTAGGACGCATTTTCAAGAAGGCACTAGGCGCAGGTTACCACATTGTTACACTATACGGTGGCAACGAGATCAATGGCAAGAGAGTAAACAATCGTCGAGCTCAGCAGATTGTATTGGACGAGATTACACTTGCTAACAGACGAGGAGAGCAAGTTATTATTATTGCTTCTAACTTAGCTCAGCGCTCATTCTCAATCCCACAGATTACAGAGCTTTACCTAGCTTATGACGGTGGACAGTTTGGTGCTACTGTACAAAAGATTTCACGAGCATTGACTCCATCAGATGAGAACAAGGTAGGGCGTATTTTCTCACTCAGCTTTGATCCTAACAGAGATGATAAGTTTGATGCTTTGATCCTCGAAACAGCAATGAAGGAAAAGAAGAAGAATCCTTCCAAGACAATGGAGGAGATTATGGCTGAGGTACTTGACACATTGGACTTGTTCTCTTGCCAAGCACAAGGTGCTGTCAAGATTGCTGCTGATGACTACCTAGTAGATGCGCTGAACAGAAGTGCTGTAAGCAGAGCGATTGGCAAGTTGGCTGACATTGACAAGTTGACAGTTGGTATGATGAAGGCGTTACTTGCTAGTGATGCTGAAGCATTCCGCTCAGAACTTCAAGAAGTTGCTGAGAAGGGCAAGACGAAAGAAGCTGCTGGTAAGAAGAAGAACGGTGAGGCTACTGACGCTGAGGAGCGTGAGGCTGCTAAGGAGCTCGCTCGTGTGCGTGAAGTTATTACTGCTATTGTAGAGCACTTGGATATGGTACTATACGCTAGTGACGAAGGTACAGTGTCAGCAGGACTTGCTGCTGTAAAGGATAGCAGTGAGCTAAGAGCAGACTTTGTAGCTGACTTCAAAGTAGATGTTGATGTAGTAGCTGGATTATTTGAGCTTGGTGTTATCAACGAAGCTCACGCTGAGATGGTTGCTATGGCTAATGCTGCTAAGTAAAAATAAAAAAAGGTTGCTATTTTCTAACAGAAAATAGCAACACACCTCACCCAGGACAAGATGCTCCAAAGAAGACGCTTTGATATAAAAGATTTAGTAAATACAATGCTTGATGCTTTTCCAACTGAGGTTTGGACTAGCTCAACTACTACATTTTTAGACCCAAGCATTGGTGGCGGGCAGTTTGTTAGTGCTATAGAGCGTAGGCTTGCTGACGCTGGACATTCCATAGAAAATATTAAGAACAGAGTATTTGGTTTTGAGGCTAACAATCTACGTATTCGTACAACCGTTGGCAGATTAAAACTGAAAGGCACATACACAAAAAGTGAGTTTATTAATGAAGATATTGTTATGAAGTTTGACATTGTGGTTGGCAATCCACCATTTAAAGGTAATGGTAAAACTCCTTTATATGCTAAGTTCCATAATAAAGGAATGGAAGTGTTAAAACCTAATGGTATATTAGCACTTATTTCACCTACTGCTATTGCTACTGCTTTTGAAAAAGGACATATTGGTCCTAAAACAAAAGTCACAGTAGGTGATCTAGAATTATTGAATATGGATGATCGAATTAAAACAGAACATTTTGCTGGTGTTGGTAGTACTTTTTGTTATTATATAATGAGGAACAAAGTATCATCAGGTGATGATTACAAAATTATTTTTGGCAATGGACAAGAAGAACTAACTAAAGTTAATGTATTGACTATATCTGCGTCTAATCCTATTACACGAAGCATTATATCAAAAGCATTTTCTTATAAAGCAAATCCGTATAATGCTGTATGGTGTTGTGCTGGTACTAGCGTAACTGTTGGATCTGGAGATAGCAAAGTTGTTGATGCTATAAATGCTGATGGAACTTTAGATACAATTCCTGCTGTAACAGAACGACATAAGTTTGCTGGCAGGCCCAAAGTATTTGTTGCTGCTTTTGGTAATAGAGCTGTTGTAAATTATGACTACGAAATAGTTGCTGGTAATAAAAATATGATTGTAACTGTTCCTACAGATTCAGATGAGCAGGGCGAACGATTGGTACATTTATTAAATTGTAACCTGCAACTATTTTTGAATAAAATTTTAGGAAGAGGAGAAAGAACAGCATTTTTATTTCACTTTAAAGGAGTTCCGTTAGATAGGTATTGGACCAATGACGAACTATATCAATACTTCAACCTTACTGATGAGGAAATTAATCACATAACAGAGACTATATGACAACAAAATCTATGAAGCAATATATTGCCCATATGCGGGACAGAGAATATATGAGCGGTATAGATCGTGAGAAAACAAGAGTCAAAGCTACGGGCGAAGTATTTACGCCTACACCACTGGTACAAGAGATATTGGATAAACTAGATCCAGAATTATTTACAGACCCAACCAAAACATTTCTTGATCCATCCTGTGGTGATGGACAATTCTTATCCGAGGTGCTCATCCGCAAGCTGGAGGCGGGTATAGATTTCGAGACAGCTCTATCGACGATATATGGAGTTGATCTGATGCCCGACAACGTGAGTTTATGTAGAGAGCGGTTACTTTGTACCCGTGAAGAATTTAGGCCCGTTGTTGAGCGAAATATAGTGTGTGCTGATGCCTTAGAGTATCACTATCGTTTTGATGGTGACACTAAGACTGCTGTAGAAAAACAAGAGGAACATATTAATAGTTTATTTGATTTTGGATAAATATTCAAAACTTTCTATAGGAATGAGATATGTACCCACCAAATATGCGATATTATTTAGATATCATTAATGAGCACAATAATCTTGTAGAATATGTCGAGGCTGGAAAGTCTATGATATACGCTCTTCTCAAGATGAGTCCGCAAGCTCACAGAATAATCATGAGCGGACAAGATATCAAAACAAATGATGAGGGAATCAAAGCAGATCTAGATGCGTCAGGATTAGACACTCGCCAAGGAAGAGATCCTAGTGGACCTCACGCTAATAAAGGCAACCAGCATGTTTTCTTAGGACCAATTACAGGAAAAGATACTACTAAACATCAAGCTACTATCAATCTTGTAAAAACAACTCAAGCTCAAGCAGTTGCTAAACAAATTATAGCTACCATAAAAGAAACAAAAACAAGCAATGGTGTATGGGTAGTAACTACAGCAACTCCATTTGACGAAGCATCATATCGTACGTTTGATAATATCAAACCTCAGATGATTAGAGCTGGTATACAAGTATTTGATAGACTGCCAGATAAAAGATTGATTGTTGTTGGTATTACTGGAAGCACAGGACGTGAAGATGTTTTCCAAGTAATGGGTAGTGATAGAGAAACCTTTGGTCCTGCTAACGGAGCAAAAATTATTAAAGGTAAGAATGGAATAGAACGAATTGGAAAAGGCTATTTGATAGCCAAGCCTGATTTGACTAATCCTAATAAGCCAGCAGAAGTCAAACCAGCATCATTTGAAGAGATTATGCAAGCTCACAATGAATGGGCGAAAATATCTGTTCACCCATTTGACTCAGTTTCTCCTGAAGGATTGAGTCGCTTCCTCAACGATCCAAAAACTGTAGAGTTTTTAACCAACCTAAAAGGATCAAAAGATAAAATTGAGACTTGGCACCTAGCACAACTCCGTGTACCAAAAGATCAATAAAAGTATAAGACAGGGCTTGACTTTGGTTGAGTCCTATAATTTTCTTAAAAAAAGATAAGAAAAAGGCTTGACTTTTTCCATAGGTGTGTTATAATAGTATTTAAGCAGTTAGGAAACTAACATTTTTTATAACAGCACACAGGAGCTGACAATGAGACTAAGTAACATCACCAAAAACACAGACTTTTTAGTAAGCGCCCCAGGTAACGGTGAGGGTGACTTTCCAAACACAATGCGGAACTTTTTTGTCAATATGTGCGGCAAAAAAAATGAGGAAGTTGTCATCAATGATGAGCTTGTGTCGGAAGACACCATTAGATTTGACGACTCACTAACCATTGTTGATTTCCCAACACTGAGTGTAGATGCTGACGGTGATGTAAGATACATTGTATTTTGGCTCCGTAACTTAGACGAGTATGATATTGAGGATATGGAGCTTAGTCACCTTGATCCAGAGTCAAATGACTCATACACTTCCTTCGACGAGGTCCGCAAAACTGTAGGTGATTATTTTGGCATCGATACTACAAACTTGGACTTCACCGACAGATACAACGGTGTTACATTTTACGCTGAGGACGTATATGTTATTGATGTAGATCCTGCTAAAACAAAGGCTGAGGAAGCTGAGCGTAAGGCTGCTGAGGCTGCTGCTGAGGCTGAGCGACGAGCTGCTATGAGCGAGCTTGTTACACGATTTGAGGCAGATGACGACACGCTGACAGACGCTGAGCTTGAGCTTGTGGAAGCAGAGTATGAGGAGCGACGCCTAGACGCAGTAAAGGCTGAGGTGGCTGCTTTGGAATTGGATTTTGAGGAGCTCTTTCGTATAGCGGCATAATAAAATAAAAAAGTGCTTGACATTTGCTCAAGCACTTGCTATAATTAGAAATATACAGTGAGCGTTGAGCTCACATATTTTTCAACTCTCCGTAGGAGATCCCAATGACTGAACAAGAAATCCTCGACAGAGCATTCCGTGTAGGTATGGCAGGTAACGTCAATGACCCTGCGTATTTGGCTATGGTGATGCTGAACAACGAGCGTGACTTTGAGGCTGTCCAAGCCATCCATGACTCCCCTGATTTCAACTACACTTGCGAACTTGCCTATGACATTGCTGAGGACAACAACCACGGCATTGACATGGCTGAACTGACTAACGAACTAGCACTGGTAGCATAACTATGAACAAGACAATAGGCGGCTTGGCTGCCATTGTCCTATCTGGCTTGATGGCGATAGGCGTGGCACGAGCGGAAGATACACCTCCATGGGTAGGCGAACAACCCTATGAGAGAGATGGATTTTATTATGCTAATGGAACTTCTGAATGGATTCCTGATGAAGACGCAGCACGAGCACAGGCTGTTGAGCGAGCTTCGGCGGAGGCGCTGTACGCATTTGGTGAAGTAGAGATACAGATAGATAATGAGAAATCCTCTATTACATTATTTGATGATGGTGATGAGGAATATTCAGATTCTACAAAACAGCGAGCCAACTCACGCATCGTGTCACGCATCCTAAAGAGAGATATTGTCTCACAATATCCACACAAAAAGACAGGGCTGTTCTCTAACAGTCAATACAAGACATCAGTCCTAATCAAAATAGACAAACGGGATATAGTATCCAATCGTTTTGAAGAAGATAATAGGATTTTGCGTGAGGCTCTTGAGCTTGGCTACAGAGAACGGCTAGAGTTCAAAAACCAAATAGAGCGTGAGGCTGAGATAAAGATTGAGGAGAAGGATAAAGAAGTTATCGCTCTGAGGAAAGAAAAGACAGCTCGCCAAGAGCTTATATATGAGCTAGAGCGTGAGCGGCGTAACCTAGCATCATCCGCAGATGAAAAGGACAAACGCATTGAACAGATCAACGAGGAGCTTGCCATATCAAAACGAAAGAACGAGCGGGTTCAGAAGACTATTGAACGGATAGAGGCTGAGCGTGAAGCTGAGATCCAAGAGTTGAAGGAAGAAGTAGAGCGCCTAGAGGAGATTATACCTCATATGAAAGCTAACAAACCTGTGGATATCCCAGGGTTTGCTAAAGCATCAGCGGGTGTTACTTCCTATACGGCTACCCTAACAAAAGCATCATCAGACCCCAACAGAGAAGAGGATGATACGGCTACATTCTCAGGGGGTGGCTTTACAGGTGTATATAGATTCTTCTTTGTGCCCTCTGTAGATATCTCAGCCCAGCTGACCCTAGCAAATATTGAGAAGTATGAAGATAACTATAGATATAAGCGAGTGATGCCTGCCTCAGGAGATGCTCGTTCCGTAGTGCTAGGGTCTAACTACAACTTTGGAAACTCTGTGGATAGTTGGCTGGGGCGCTGGTGGACTATCTATATTGGGCTAGGGCTTGCTATGGGTAACACATCCGTTGCTCTCGATGGTGAGGATTACAACTGGCAAACCTCAGGACTCACCGTCAATTTTGGATTTGATTATCGTTTTGAAAACAATGTCACAGTAGGCTTACACGCCTATTCAACCACCTCCCGAGCCAAATACAATGACGCTCAGATGAGTGCCAACTTTGGCTCTGGTAGCTTTGTCATAGGATACTTATACTAATGAACTTCATCAACAGACTCGCTCCCACAACAGGAGCCAAAATTGTAATGTTTTATATCATAGGTGCCATCCTGCTCGCTTGTGGTGATATACCAAAAGAGGGCGATGGCACAGAGCGGATCCAAGTAAAGATGGAACTACAATATGATAACTCAACTAAAAGATTTAATCATCCTGAGTAAAAAAAGGCTTGACTTTTCTGTGGATTGGATATACAATAACATTATAGACAGTTAGGAATACTTTTACACACAGGAGATGATATGAACGCTGAGCAACTAAAAGAATTATTAGCAGGTGCGAGCAACGAAGAGTTGGCAAAGATTATGGACTTTGAGCAGGTAGCTAATATTTTATATGTGAAGGGTAAGCAAGAAGGTTACCCAAAGGTGACTGACAAGTCCAAGTGGCGTGAGCCTGTTATGGCGGAGAAGCTGGGCCATGTAGCACACGAAAAGATCTCAGCTGGTAAAGACTCTGAGGCATACGGCAGCGATGCTTATGACCCCTCAACAGGACGCATGGCAGAATACAAGTCCAACGCTATTGGGGACAAAGAAGCTCGCAACTTACGACAGGAACTACGCCCTAACGGCACACGATTTGCCCTCTACACGGCGAAAGGTGTGTATAACGGAGCTTATACCCATGAGGCTATTGATGCTTATGCTGGGGTGGATCACTACTTTGGCATCTTCCACGAAGAGCTTTGTGTCCTCATTGTAAAAGTGGATACAACTTATGTGGCTAATGAGCTACGCAATATCCTCAACGAAAAGGAGGAGCTACGCAGAACAACTGGCAGGAAGATTACAACAAACTGTAATACTGTACAGGTACATTTGGAGCGTGACAAAGACAACTATGAGATTGCTTATATCAATGAGGACTGGTTCTCAAAGAATAACGGTATTACATTCTAAGGAGACACACAATGACAGCTATACTATTTGAAATCTTCCACGATAGAAAAGTATTCCAAACCCAATACATAGGATACCGTGAAGACAGGTTTGATGACATCCTAGTGCGAGCGAAAGGCGACATTCGTCGTGTTCGCTTCATTAGAAATATACACGGTGTATGGACCTACTTCTCCACTCAAGCTCGTGAGGACGATATTACGCTGTCAGCGGATAAGCCTAATTGGGTAGAGTCGGCGCTGGACATTATGAATGATACCTCCCCAGAAAAAAATTCAAAATTTCTTCAAGAAAAGGCTTGACATTTTCCATACCTGTGCTATAATATATACATAACGTTGAAACACTAACAACACACACAGGACGACAAATGGCAGAGCTAGGTTACTTACCAGAAATAACAGACGAAGCAACGGCACTGAAGTATGTGAGCGACTGTTATACAGACGCACGGAACATTTGGGATATGGAAGACGAGGACGACAGAGCTGAGTTTGCTACATTTGCTGATTATTTTCAGGATCACCTCGAGACTATGATGGACGAAGACGAGCTGGCGCTGGCTCGGAGCTTCCCAAGTGTGGTAGAATTTATTTCAGAAAAGAAATAAAAAAGATAAAAAAAAAGGCTTGACATTTATCAAAGTTGTGCTATAATATATACATACAGTTAGGAATAACAACAACACGCAACGGAGCAGACAATGACAGTAGCAGCACACAAAGACTTAGACGGCGGTATGTACAAGGATTGGATGATTGAAACGGCTACACTGATTGAAGATGAGTGGACACTGAACGGAGTGGTTGTTGAGCTTACAGTATATGATGAATACACTGATGAGACGATGGACGGAGTAAGCGAGAGCCGAGCATTAGCTGACTTGAACGGTATGGTTCGGATGCTGGCTGAGGAGCGGCTGGAAGTTGTTGATTATACAGTGAATGGCACAACAGTGACAGCATACGCAAAAAGATAAAAAAAGATAAAAAAAGTGCTTGACATTTGGACAAGGCTTTGTTATAATAACATTATAAACAGTAAGCAATTTAGCTTACGCATTTTACTAACTCCAAATACGGAGAACGACAATGTTTAGTGAAGCAAATCGCAAAGAGCGCAACAGAATCAAAAGCCTAAATATTCCAACAGCAGAAAAGTTTGCCCTGCTCAAACCTTTGCTTGAGCGAGATCGTAAAGAGAAAGAGGCATACTACGCAACTCCAGAGGGGATAGCAATGATGGCTGCTATTGATGCTGAGATTGCTGCTATGAGTGAGGAAGATGCATTTGCAATGAATTTTGAGCGGGAAATGCGGTTGTAAAAAAGATAAAAAAGTGCTTGACATTTGCTCAAGCACTTGCTATAATAACATTATAAACAGTAAGCAATGAGCTTACTACTTCCAACAACTCCAAATACGGAGAACGACAATGACATTAGATATTATCCGCAAGCACAACGAGACAGGCGTAAAGATGACTCCAGCCTTCCGCAAGTTTATCCGCGCTGGTATTGATACAAGAAAATTTTATACTGAGATTGGTATTGATGATGTTTCAGATAATCTAGAAACAACACTGGTAAATTTATTTGGCGGACGAGCTACCTATAACAAATCCAAGACACGCCTTTGGGGCGATCCAGAGACAATGGCTGATATGGTTGCGATGTTTGGGTGGCATCAAGAAGAAGAGGCTGAGGCGCGACAGATGGCTAAAGATTTGGCTGCTATGAGCGACGAAGAGCTTGCTACTGATTTGTGGTAATATAAACATTGGGGCGGCGACGCCCCAAAAAAAGATAAAAAAAGACTTGACTTCGTCCTCAACCGTGCTATAATATAATTTATAAACAGTAAGCAATTTAGCTTACTACTTCCAACAACTCCAACAACGGAGACCCGACAATGAAAAGTTTAGCCAAAAGAGTATTAGGAACAGCGATGGTAGTAGCACCATTTATACTTCCACTGCCACTGACAGTTATTGCCACAACGGTAGTGTATGCTCTTCCACTCATTGCGATAGCTGGTTATGTTTATCTCGTCGCTGCTCTTAATTTTATTCTAGAAGGATAAAAAAGTGCTTGACATCTCGTATAAAGATGTTATAATATATACATACAGTAAGACATAAGAGCTTACATATTCCAACAACTCCAAATACGGAGACACAAATGTTCAAGCTAGCACTAGGAATGGTAGTTGGTTCACTGCTAACCTACAACGTCATTCTTCCAAACGATACATATAAGACAGCATTCCTCACCTTCAATGACTGGAGCATGGCAAAGATCTCAGCTCTACTAGAAGACGTAAAATCTCATAACAACGAAGGATAATACTATGGCTATTAGAAGAATCCATACTACTACAGAAGCTGACATGAGTGGCACCGCCCTCCCAACAGGACGTGACGAGCTCAGTTTATCTATAGAACACAAACCATATGGAATGAACTCAGACATCCGCCAACTCGTAAGGGAATGTGCTGAGCGTAATGAGCAACGAGCGTTATTACAACAAAGACGACAACGAGCATCCGAACTAGCTGGATTAGAAAGGAGACGAAAACGATGATAGATATCAACTCAACACAATCCACAGTCTCACTACTATGTATCCTCAAACGATATAATGAGCTTAGAGACAAATACCAAAAGTCTAATGAACAGAGAGCAGAGTATATTGAGCTAGGAAGAATACTCCGTAAGCATAGGGTAATAGAACGATGAGCCGTATAATAGGAGCCATAGATTCCCCACGACAGAGTCGTGAGGAATATAAGCCCGCGAGATATACAACTTCGTTGTATATCGTCGCAGCTTTCTTTTTGGGACTGATGGGAGTCTCTGTAGTGGGAATACTAGCGGTACTTGTACTGTTAGCGGAAGTGATACTGTTATGAGAAATCTTAGAATCCTCAGAATAGGAGGAGGTTGATTACAGTATAGCCTGTCGCGATGTAAGGTTACAGATTACATTGTAACATACACGGTTACATTACACGCCCAAAAAAAAGATTAGAAAAAGGTAAAAAAAAGGCTTGACATTTGAGCTCTCCTCCTATATAATTAGAAGTATAGTAAGTAATTATTCCACACACAGGAGATGATATGAAGAAGCGCAACAAGAACAACACCACTGTAACAGCAGACGCTCCACGCAACTATGTCTTCCTCCAAATGAAGGGAATGACTGGCAAAGGCGCTCACAAGTCCAAGAAAGCCTATAACAGGCGAGCAGGAAAAAAAGTTGATTTTTCCTAAAAAAAAAGGCTTGACTTTATTCAAAAGTATGTTATAATAGTTTTATACAGTAAGACATAAGAGCTTACACAACACGCAACTCCAAAGAGAGATAGACAATGGCAGATATGAACAACGCATACGAAATGATGGCAGCTAACTTGAGGGCGTTGGAACTGGAGCTAGATGAGCTGAAAAAAAGTTCCAAAAAAGATGAGAAAAAAGGTTGACTTTATCCTCATCTGTGTTATAATAGTTTTTATACAGTAAGTAATTAGCTTACACAATACGCAACTCCAAAGAGAGACACACAATGACAAAGTTCAAAAACGCAATGGTAGCAGCAATTATCGCAGTAGCAGCAATTGGTTGTGGTGTAACGCCAGATGAAGGCACAGTAGCATATGACAATTCATATGACGCACCAGCTCCAACAGCACCAGTTGAGCCAACTGTGACTGACGAAGGCGAGGACGAGGGCGAGTTGGTTGAAGATGGTTGTGAGGCATTTGGCTTAGTATATGACGCCGCCAACAACACTTGTGTAGATGACGAGCTTGAGATCAACATCATCAATCCACCAGTAGAAGAGCCAACTGAGCCAGAGCTTATTGAAGATGGTTGTGAGGCTTTTGGTATGGTTGAGGAGAATGGTGTTTGTGTAGAGCCAACCATTCCGCTGGCAGGTGATGAGGATGAGAACGAATACAACGACATCATTGACCCACTCGCATTTACAGTAACACCAGGTAAGTATACATTGGTAGCTACTTGGATGACAAACGATGCTGTTAGCTCAGTAAGGATTGAGCGAACACGAGAAGGCAACTCCTACTCCAACGATACCTATCCAACTGGCAATAGCTGGACATACGCTTCCTTCTCCTGCTCGGCACATTCATTCAAACTCATTGCTAATATGTTTGATGGAACTACCATTGAGACTGAGGCTACCGAATTCTTGAAGCCAGCCAACTGCGAGTAATAACAATAGCCGCTCAGCAATGGGCGGCATTTTTTTGTGGGTTTTTTTCTTGACATCGGCTGTCTCCTATGTTATAATGAAAGTAATAAGGAGAATATTATGTCAAAGATTAGTACCAGAATTATTTGTCCATTATGCGGAGCGGATGTTGCGGAATATAAGCTCAAGAGCCACATCGGAACTCGCCGATGCACAATGAATATGAACAAAGGATCGGTGAAGTCCGATGTTGATTGGAAGAGGATGGCGGACCGTGTTCCGTCCGTGAGCGACTTTTTCTTCAGATAGGCAGACATCGGTGATGTCCGATGATCATCGGATGTCTCCGATCCTATCCCGCCAGGATAGAAAAAAATAAAAAAAGATAAAAAAAAGGCTTGACTTATTTCATACCTGTGCTATAATATATACATAACGTTGAAACAGTAACTAACACAGGAGACGATATGAGCATTCCAGCAGCAAACGACACAACGGCAGCGATCATCAAAAGAATTGCTAACTCCAACAACGGCTATACTTTTACATACGATAGAAACGCAATGGAGGCGACACTGAACGTAGGCGGATATACTGCCACTCCACACCGAGACTTTGATGGCGACAACTACTGGAGCATCAGAAAAAAATAAAAAAAAGATAAAAAAAAGGCTTGACTATTTCCTAAAAGACTGTATAATATATACATAACGTTGAAACAGTAACAACACACGGAGCAGGCAATGACAAAGAAAGAAAGAATGACACTTCCAGCAATTAGGTTAGGCGGACGAGGACAGCATTTGGATCTCAGCCCGTTAGCAAAGGCGAAGGCGTTCTCCAAGTTTGGCAAGCCCAGCAACGGTGATGAGGTGACTGGAATGCTAAGCCTCAAGGTAGAGAAGGTATGGCAGGAGTTTGCGCTCGTAAAGCACAGTGAAGGCGACATGAGCATTGGCGTAGGTGGCAAGTTGATGGCACAATTGAGTATCTAAAAAAAGATAAAAAAAGTGCTTGACAAACGGCAGATAGGCTGTTATAATTAGAAGTATAGTAAGTAATAAAACTTACTAACAAACGCAACACACACATAGGATATACTATGAAAAAGCAAGAAACATTTTACAGCAGAGCAATTGGCACATACAGCAACAAGGGCATGATGAAGAGTGCTAGACTGGACGCTGATGTAAAAACAGCACAGGTAAGGGCGTTTGAGAATGGTGGAGCACAAAAGGTAGAAACTGCTAGTAGCTTGAAGGTTGTACGCTACGAAGTAATTGGTGGAAAGAAATTTAAAGTTATTAGGTAAAAAGATAAAAAAAGTGCTTGACATTTGTCGGGCACTACGTTATAATAGTTTTTATACAGTAAGGCATTTAGCTTTGCTGACACACTGTAGGCAATTTAGCTTACAATTTTTACTAACTCCAATACGGAGCACGACGATGAAAAAGTTTATCACAGCAACAGTAGCAGCATTGGTAATGAGTAACGCCGCAATGGCCTTCACAGGTGCTGACAAATTCGCAGAAGAGATTGTAGGTGGATTGGGTCCAGTAGCAGTTAGCGTAGATCCATTTGCTGAAGAGATCGTAGGCGGACTTGGTCCAGCTAACACCAACATTGATCCATTTGCTGAAGAGATCGTAGGCGGACTTGGTCCAGCTAACACCAACATTGATCCATTTGCTGAAGAGATCGTAGGTGGATTGGGACCAGCTAACACCAACAACGATCCATTTGCTGAGGAGATTGTTGGCGGACTTGGACCACAAGTAAATCATGTTGCTGGTCGATAATTAGGCAAAAAAGTGCTTGACTTTTGTCAAGCACTACGCTATAATATATACATACAGTAAGACACAAGAGCTTACACAATACAAACACTCCACAGGAGACGACAATGACTAGAGAGCAACTAGACCGGGCAGTAGCAGCATACACAAGCAAAGGCGGAGAGATCACAGTATTGCCAGAAGCTCTTCCTCCAGTAAGTTTGAAGGATGCGCTCAACATTGCTGAACGAGTTATTGACGAGCACCTGGCGACCAACCCTGTAGAAGATGATGAAGACATTGTTAGTTTTAGAGGTTACGAAGAAGTCAAACTTGCATTACCAGAAGGAGCTGCTGTAAAATTATAGAAATAAATAACTTGACATTAGGCACAAACCCCTATATAATAAGTTATATAGGGTGAAACATTAGGCAATAACAAGGCAGGAGACATAATGGCAAATATTACATTCCATCCTAATTCAAGTTCATTCCACAACGCACCAGGCAACAAGGCTATCTCAGTCGCTGGTAAGACTTTCCCAATAGTAAAGAACATCAAAACTATGCCTCGCGGATACGATGAGGTATATGTAGATGCTACAGCCGTAACAGGCTTTCCCAACAAGAACATTCGTGTAAGAGTAACAGACAACAACTATATGATAGAAGGCGGCATGCAAGAAATAAGCAGAGCACTCACCCCGGCTATGGCACTGACTACTGAGACAGACGAGGAGATTATTGTACGAATGCGCGAGCGTTTTGAGATGCTAGAAGCACTGACAGGCGCAGCAAAGAAAGGCAAGATCAAGTCACTCATTATTAGTGGCCCTGCTGGTGTAGGTAAGTCACACGGAGTAGAGCGCAAGCTATCCAAGCACAACATCCTCTCAACACTATCCGAGAAGGAAGTTCCATACACTATTATCAAAGGTGCTATGAGTCCAATCGGATTATACAAAGCACTGTATAAGTTCCGTGATGCTGGCAAAGTGGTCGTCTTCGATGATTGTGATACGATCTTTGAAGACACACTGATGTTGAACATACTAAAGGCAGCATTAGATTCTAAAGCACGACGAACTATTTGTTGGAACACTGAGTCACGTGTATTAGATAGAGAAGGTATTCCAGATCGCTTTGACTTCCAAGCATCGGCTATCTTCCTTACTAACATTGACTTTGAGACAGTCAAGTCAAACAAACTGAAGCCACACCTAGATGCTCTCACATCACGCTCACACTATATGAGCTGTGACATTAGTACAGACAGAGAGCGACTGTTACGCATCAAGCAAGTAGCACAGGATGGACTGCTCAAAGACTTTGACATGACTGACGCAGAACAGAACAATGTGTTAGACTTTGTTACTGATAACTTTGATAAGTTACGGGAGCAATCATTACGCACGGTAGTCAAGGCTGCCGAGTTGAAGAGTGCTTTCGGTGATAGCTGGCAGAAGTACGCTGCCGTCTCATTGCTGAAGTAACAGAGCTGCGGCGAGCTTATAAACCTAACGCCGCCAAACAGCACTCGTAGAGTGTCTGCGCCCCACCAAGCGGGCGCTATGGAATTGCTGTTAGTCCTACAGTAGAGTATGTACTCCTGGGACTAGCGTATGGGGACATGGCTGCCCTTCCGTGTCCCCACCGTATGCTAAATACTATATGGCACTACAACAAGCAACAACACCAACCAAGCAGACTCCAGCGGGCGTATTTAGAGTATCATATAGCTATGTATCTAGCACTGGGGAGCAGCATAGCGTAACTGAAGACGTAATTGGCTATTCTAGTAAGAATGCTATTAGCATCATACAACAATATCTATCCGAGTGTAACTATCTGGAACATAAGATAACGGATGTAAAATTATTTGATAAGATAACGATAGTCGGTTAAGAAAAAAAGAAAGAAAATTTTTTTGGAGGTGGCTTAATGCACACTTATTGCAAGCGCACACCCCAGCCCTATGCGATACCCAGTATCACGGAAAGTGGTACCCAGAAACGAAAAGTACTCTATATTAAAAATCCGTAGCTAAAAATCCGCATCTCACCCTAGACGAATTCTCCGCACAACAAAAGCTCCTCCCAATCTCAAACCATATTGTGCTAGCAACACGGTTGCTTGCCCAATAGGCCCGTAGGAAAAACTTCGTTTTTCATACAGTCTCAATTCAAAAATTTTTTGCACAGAATTTTCTTATAACCTGTAACAGGCTTTTCTACGCTCCTCGGGATAGTCTTTGTATGGACAGCGTCTCCGAGCCAATAGACAGGTTAGCTCATGCTCCCTCAACACGGTGTTAGTACGGTGTAGTGACGATTCCAATGCGGTCCGGATAGACGATAGTTATATTTTTTAGCCATCCTTTGTACAATTTTAAATATGTATGAGATATGAGTATCATCGCAAAATAGGGTTGCCCCGGGAGCCTGTTCAACAATCTGTTCAAAGTCTCGTTTTATACCCTCAGGACTATGATCACCGTCAATGATGATGAGATCAGAACCTGTTAAGTCTAAATGATTTTGATGCAGTGTTAGGTTAGGATTTATGGATTCATAGAACGATTGTATCTCACCAATTTGTTCTGGGAGTCGTAATTCGATATCGTATAGTTCTTGATAGTGTTGTTGCACCATTTGTCGGATATGTTCATTATTACGATTGGGAAGGAAATACTGATCCCATAGATTTACGTCTACAGTATTTATGATTGCACGGGGATAGTGTTGTGCTAGTAGATGCGCGGTTCCCCCACAGAAAGTTCCTATCTCTGAGATGTGCTTAAATTTTATTTTTTTCTTATCACATCGTGCTAAAAAATAGTTGAGCTTATCCCGCATAAGGGTTACAGGATCGTTTCTAAGGATATCGTGAAGTTGGATGATTGTAGATGTCATAAGATATATATTTTATATGCGACTATTTATCATTGTTGGTTTGATATCTATTTTATTATCATCATGTATATGGGGGTTACAGGCTTGGCGTTGTCCATCTATGTATTTTACTGAGGAGGGGCGAGAACGGTGTCGTGATTACAATGAGGATAAATGGGACGAATATTGGAATCCATTTTGAAGTAGGATAATGCTATCACCGCAAAACCGGCTTTCAGCCGTTGGCTCGCTACACTCGTTCGGGGGAGGATATGTCAGATCCAGATCGTAATCCACATCTACCCGGAGAGCATTGGCATGTGAGAAATGGGGGTACTGATTGGTTGCCTGAATTATCACCACACTATAAGAGGGAGGGAGTTGTGACACCACCAAACTATCGTCGTTGGAGACGAATACTGTTATGGAGTATATTCATGATTTGGTTCATGGCTGGTTATATATGGTTAGAAGATTTGATTGGAATAGCTGATGCATATGGCGCGGAGATTCGTCATCAAATCAACTGCTTGGCATTCGAAGATATTGGTATGCAGGATTGTCCGGTTGATTAGCAACCACCAAACCATCGTTGTGGAAATCCATATGTAGCGCCGCCGTCACCTCTTGGGTTAGAGTTACACGATTTATTAGTAACGGAAGACTGCTGCCAATTGGGACGAGCTGAGTTAGAATGTCCTGATGGTGAGCAAGCTGTTACTAATATGAGTATTGCTGTTATGATAGCTGCATAACATAAAAACGCGATTATTCTAGGTAACATCATTTAGAACCTCATTCCTGATCCAGGATTTGACTTTACTCGCTCGCAGTTAGCAAGGTCCTTCTCTAATACAAAAAATCCACAGTCTGCAGTTTTACTGGAACATCCCGCCAATACTACGACAATAAATAATAATATACATACTTTATTCATGTCTATCCTTTATGCTATTTATATAAATAATACATTATGAGATACTACGAAATATCAGAAGCGAGAAGAAATCCTATTTCGGATAAAACAGGTAAAGAACTAAATCCTCGAGTGCCTCTTACTGATAAACTAGAACAGTATAAGGATCGAGAAGACATATTCATTTCATATGTAATGGATATGGGCGACTTACAACCTAAAGGCGGAAAGAACATATCTGGTTTTAAGGTTGGCATCAATCCAAAGTCACGCTACAATACTCCAAATGGCATTTATTTGTATCCACTAAAAGAAGCGTGGAAGTCTTATTATAATCCTAGGAAACGCATCTTAGATGTACCGTTTGCTGGTGAGCAACCACAGGTTGGTATATTACAGGTTGATATGAATCGTGCTATGGATTTGAAGACATATAACTCTAGGATGTGGGATCAGGATTATGATAAACTAGCACGAATGATTGAAGACTTTTTCGTTCAGAAAAATCGTATGTCAGAAGCAGTAGGCTGGGAGGCAGCCAAGTCTATATTAGCTGCAGCAAATGATGGAGCAAGAGTAAAGACTCCAGGCGGGCGTTTTTGGAATATGTCTCGATATACTTACTTCTGTCTCACGTCCCAGTTAGCTACATCATTCAAACCAGAATACGAAGAAGAGCTGATAAAGATGATGCAGGATAAAACTGCTCGAGCAAACCGCACGGATCATACTGTAAGATTTGATATTAAAGATAATATCAAAGCTGATGCGCCTACTAATCGTTGGACACTAATTCTTATTGAGCTAGGTTATTCAACTATTATTGACAGAGCAGGACAATCTATTATACATCCATCAGAACCCATGCAAGCAGTAGCATTAGATCCTACGGGCTACAAAGTAATTGACTCACACGATAACAAGGGCTACGAGCGTTTAAACGCTTCACTAGAGGCAAATGATGCTAAGGTGTCTATCATGGTTCGTGAGTGGCTCAAGCACAAAGCTGGCATTACTATGAAGTCAGAAGCATTCAAAATGGCACAAGCAGTTCGCCATATGGTACAGTCATATGAATCAGAATACTCGGACAAGCTAAATGTCAAAATGGATACAGCTCTGTCTATGGCATTGGACAAACTCAAAGTAAATTTAGATGCTGAAAAGAACGCTAAAAAGCTACCAGACGAAATCTCAATGACTACGTCTGATGGCGGGTTTATAAAAATAGATACTAAAAAAATTACTGTATTAGGTCCTGAGAAAGTATCTAAACCTCATATGAAAAAATACGGCAAAGCTAAAACTATTAGAACATTCAAGCTAAAGCAATTCGATCCAGGTAACTGGCAGGAATGGGGAGATGCGTTAGCCTTCCATGCTCAAGCAGTTATGGCAGGAAGTGATCCAGATAATCATTCTATCAAGATAAACTTCCCGGATGATGATTGGGAATAACTAAACTATGAGACTTAGAGGATGAAAAAAATAAATGAGATATTATGAATTAACAGAGCTGTCACAACGACAGCGTAAAGAGATTGCAGGGACAGAGAAAGATCAGTTTTTTACTCGTCCTGCTGTAGCACAAAACTTTGCTGCCTTTGTAAAAAAGACATTGTCTGGGTTAGACCCAAAGCCATCTACTATGATAGAACCATCTGCTGGTAATGGTGATTTAGCCAAACATTTTCCAGGCATACAGATGTATGATTTAGATCCTCAGCGTGATGACATACAACAAGCAGACTTCCTTAAGTCTAATCACAATTACGAGCCTGGTAAGACTGTTATTATGAATCCTCCGTTTGGTGTTAACTCTAATTTAGCAGTAGCTTTCTTTAATAAGGCAGCTACATTTGCAGATCATATCGCACAAATAGTTCCAATAACTTTTCGTCGTCCATCTGTACAGAATCGTATGAGCAAAGAGTTTCGTTTGGTAGATCAATACAACTTACCAAAGAATGCGTTTTACTTGCCTTCCGAAGGTGATGGCTCAGAAGGAGCAAAAGGATACTCCGTACCTGCAGTTGCTCAACTATGGACTAGAGGCGAGCGAGAAGCAGAGGTTCAAAACGAAATACCTAAAGAGTATTCATTTACAAGAAATCCTCAAGAAGCTGATTTTGCGTTTAGGCGTAAAGGCAGACGTGCTGGACAGATTATTACAGATCCTCAAGAGATAGCAGTAACTAATCCTAATTCATTTATATATGTTCGTGGACCAGTAGAGCCTTGGCAAAAAGTTGACTGGACACAATATGGTAGGGATACAATGGGAGCGTATTCTATCTCACGCAAAGACATAGCAAATGGTTTAGCCAGTTAGTCTATATTGTTTGTAAAATTCTATAGATGGATTATATAAGCAAGCTAACTCATAATCTTTATCTGAACATTTAAAATTAAATTTTTGGTTATTCTCTTGATAGTGTTTAGCTAATAGTATAGTAGATATACTCATATTTAAAATTCTTTGTTCATTTGAGAATAACTTCTTCCCATATTTTTTTGTAGTAACTCGTGTATATCTTCCGTTCTCTAATATAGTTTCGTCAGCCGTATTGGCGTCCCATACATATGTATATTCGTCTGTAGGCTTTATTGCCAACCTAATTCTTGTTTTACTGTCCAAAGCCATTGTTGTTGTATTTGCTCCGCAAAATAATGTTGTCTCTCTTCTGATAAATGTAAATTGTCTAAGCCTCTAATAGGCATATTCAAATCAAAATTTCCAATGGAATCATACCAATAACCAATAGGGTTGTATTTAATCCAGCTATCAGTATTTTTCATTTTTTGCAGTTGGAATAAATTATATGTCTCTTGTTTAACTGCTATATGTGCTAACGGTGTTTTCCAAATACTTTGTATTGAATTAACTGCTGACACTAAATCTGATAAACGTTCTTCTTGATTTTCAGATGTATATAATCTCTTATAATAATACCTATGTTCAGCTTGGCGACTAGGATGTATGTTTGATAAATTATCTGGTGGTAAAGCATCAATCCAAACATTTTTATCTGTATTGAAAAAAGTCCAACGATGTGGATATGTCCATAGTATTAGAACTATGTCTCTATCTTTTCTTAAATGTTTTGCGTAATAAGAATAAGCTAGAAATATACGAAGATTAGATCCTCCGCCAAAGCCTAAATTTAGAATATCACAATTATTTAGTTCGGCTAGTTTAGAGGGCCAGCCACGTTTAGATATACCCATAGTATTTGGATATACATCTTCTAAACCTTGTCCTGCTGTATGGGAACACCCAAACGTGACTATTCTCATTTCCTAAATACTGCTACCGCTGTATGCCCATAACCTTGGAAGGCATTGGGTATATCTTTTCCTATAGTCTTTACAATCCAATCACTTATTTTATGTGATATCCAATGCTTGGGCTGCCGCAATACAGAATGTTTGATGCCTAGCTTTTTGTTTATCATATACACAAAAAACGCATTCAGATACCAAGGATGATGAAAGTCGTCCAATGGTTCGTGATGTATGTCTTCTAGTCGTAAATTAAATTGTTTAGCTACATTATTGAAGCATCTGTCAGTCCATCGTGTAATGTGATGTGGAGGCAGATTGAGGCAAAAATCCTGCTTGTATTGTAACCAAGAGTCTTCTGAAGGTGTTGTTAGTATAAGCACTCCGTGAGGCTTTAGACAAGCTAGGCATGCTGCAATAAACGACTGTGGATCTACAACATGCTCTAATACTTGAAACGAACAAACTACATCATATTTCTCACGATTCTGCTGAGCGTGTACCTCAATAGTTTCTGATGAGATGTTCCTACCTTTAGCAATTCCTTTTTGTACTGCTACCTCAGAGAACTCTAATCCTCTATATAATTGCATAGGAATGTGAGAGCTGAATTCACCTGTGCCACAACCAATCTCAAGCACAGAACCTGTGCCCTTGAACATTTTGCTTACATAGTGATATTCATACTTCTCTTCTTTGTAATACCATTCAAACTGCTGTAGCTTGTCATAGAAGGATTGCCCACCGGGGTATGCCGGATAGAAGTAGCGTAAATCACAATCGTTACATCTAGCTAGTGGCATATCTGTTTTGACATCATCCATAATGTCTATACCATACTCTGCTATATAAGCATCGTTCAATCTCTTGCGAGATACAAAGTCAATTTCTTCAGTATTTGTACTTGCACATAGTGGGCAAGGTTTTGCCATAAATCCTTTATTAGTTAGCCGCGGGGGATGCCGCCATAGAACCTGACATATGAATTAGGTTGTGGAGGACGCTGTGGTTCTCTGTAAATTGTTTTGGGAAAGATAGGAGGCAGATTGTTTCTATACCTATTACGCTGAATCCTCAATGCTCTACGATTTCCAACTGGACTAGGTTGTTTATTATATACTTGTGACAGTGCCATCATTTCTTTAATGCGAACTTGCTCTGCTCGTCTTTCCCCGTCAGACATTCCCATTAATACAAATGCCGCTAAAATCCAAATATACGATCGTACCATCTATCCTTCTCCTTACTCCTATATGCAACGCATTTATTATAGGCAATTCCGTCGTTGTATTTTCTATCCCAGAAATGCCTAGCTTCGCAATTTATAAATGCACTACAAGATGATTGTATTATACTTATAAATAATACTAGTATAAAATATTTTTTTATTGAACAAATGCCATACATTGGCTTCTAGCCTTTTCGTCAAAGAAATGACGAGCATTGCATTCACTTGCTGTTATTGTATAGCAAGAAGTTAACAATAATGAAATTATTATAACTCTTACCATGTGTTTCCTTATGTGTTATATTGATGTGCCTAGCACAAAAAATGCTATCAATAGCATCGCAATTCCAATTGGTTCCATCCTATTCCTTTTTAGATATTTATCTATGTCTAAACGACTGTTAAAAAAAGAATCGTTATTTACGGTGTATTCCGTAGCGTTGTTTGGTGTCATAAATGCTGGTTGTATAAAAACTAAACTTATATAATGTTCGTGTAGTAAGTTATATGATACAAATTTATCGAGTATTTAAAGACAAAAATAAAACTTGGTTACGCAAACATAATTACCCAAATGATGTCCTTACCCCTTGTATATGGATGTCAGGGTGTAATTGGTTTGACGAAGGCTATCTAGTAACTCAATCATGTCTCAATACACAATCTCTTCTAAATTATTATAACTGGGGGTTGTTTAGAAAGCCAACATCATATCCTAAAAAAGTAGTAGAATGGACAACTCCTATTAGGCAACTTTTATATTATAAAAATACTGGAACAAATTTTCATAATCATAAAATCCATGTAGATCGACAAAGTAAAGTTCAATATAATATATGGGTGTCAATATCTGCTACTACTGTATTTGAAATAAAAGATTTAATGTCAGTTAGATTAAAGCTAGGTTATGCTATTGCTATTCCACCGGAAACAATATATAGAATAGTATCTACTAATAGAGATCGTAGATTACTATCCTATAGTGCTATGGCTAAGGTCCGCCCATAGATGTTGTAGTTGGTGTAACACCTTGTCTCATAGCTTCCATAACTACTGCTGGAGGATTATTTGCTTGTGGATTTTTTTGCGGCAAATACTTAGCAGGATCTAAATCATATAGTTCCAATGCTCCGCCAGCAGACTTAGAAGAACCTAAAACAAATGATCCATCGTTCTCCTCAAGAGCCTCTTCTTCCATAAACTCACCTCTAACAGTTTTTCCTTGCTCTCTAGAAGCGTCTCCTGCTTCAAGTTCAGCTTGAGTTTGCTCTGTATAGGGTTTAGCATATGAGCGTGGTTCATCCTCGTCATCGTGCTTTACCCAAATCCAAATAGTTTCACCATCAGTATGATATGAGAGATATTCAAACTCTTTACTATTCAGTGCAGTAGTTGGATATCCTAATACAGTATTATAAAAGAATACAATACCAATTACTGTAGCTAGTGCTGTAGGAATAATATAATATTGATGTAGTGTTGCTCTACTTTGGATAATAGCATATACAAACAAAGCTGCGGCTAAGAAGCCAAATATCATTAAAAGTGTCATGTATCTCTCCGGTCAGTTTGATGATGGTGGTGATGGACTTGGTGTTGTTGGGCTTGGGCCCGGTGCTGTCTGTTGCCTCAATGCTCGTTGTAATCCTTCATCAACTTCATCAGGTACATCTGATAGATGATATTCTTGTCCAGGTACTTTACCCCGAATCAAATTCTTTGGTAGATAGTTAATGTTTCTAACTACTCCTAGATCATCAAGTTCAAAATTGATAAAAGTTTTTTGGGCTCCTTTTTCTTCTAAAATATGCGAGCTTGTATGCACAATATAGAAAGGATTCAACCTTATAACCTCAACAGTAACATTGGCAGGACCTCGCATAGATGGATTCTCTTTGAGCCAACCTTCTTCTACTAACTGCTTTGGAAATACTGCTGGAGCTGAAGAATAATAATGAGCATTGATTGTGTAGTCTCCTACTTCTAATGCTCTAAAGGTAACAACTTCTCGGTTGATACGAACAACTTCCAATTCACCGTTTGGTTTCCAATACCAATCATTTCGTGTTCCTAAATCATCTTTGTCTAAGAACACATTGCCTCTAGTTGGTTGAACAAAGTTCACCGTTCCATGAGGCGTTTGTACCCAGAGATCAATGTCAGCTTCATGCATGTCTTCCCAATGCATTATGACTATCATCTCTGCTTTCTTTTCTACGTCAGCAGTCTTCTCTGGTTTGTTAATCAATAAAAAGCTAATAAGGAAAAGGAATACAAATCCTAAAATTAGATTGAATAATAAATCCGTAAGGGCGAGAGTGCTTATATACTTATTTTTCATATTTCACAAACTCGTCCATATACACTAATTGCAACTTTAGCAAGATGCTACAGATAAGGCCCGTTAGTGTTGTCCATAATGCCGTCCCCATACCAGTTGCCATTTGTCCCAATGCATATTGAACGCTATTAATGTCTTGAACATTAATGTCTGTGAACATTGTGCTGAGCATATAGATAAAGCCTATAACAGTTCCTACCATTCCTAGGCTTAGCAGCATTTCACTCATATACCATTCTGGGCGTGAGCTAGATTGCTTATCGTTTGTAATGTCGAACATATGGATCTTCCAACCAGCTCTCAAACTCAATACGATGTATAGTCCAATAATCAACCAACTAATATATGTTACATCTGTATTATAAAGTGTTGTAAGAAATCCAAACTGCCAACATAAAAATAACATTACTATCGACGAGCAAAACATTGCCCACCATTTCAATCTTGTTTCCATAAAAAATCCTATCAATTATTTATCCTACGAATGCTTTCTCTAGAACGTAGGTTCCTTGTTGTTGATTACTTCCTTCTACAAACCCACGCTCTTCTAGTATCTCACGCAAGTCTTCGTTGAACTCCATAGAGCCGCATAACATAACTCTGTCCTTTATAGGATCTAGTTCTGGAATCATAGTCAGTCCGTGTGTAGCAGGATCTAACAAATATTCTTGAATGCGCTTAGTCCAGCCAAAGTGTTCAGCATCTTGTGTAACGATTGGCATATAATGAATAAACGAATTTCTAGTTAGCTCCTCGTCATATGCTAGTAAGTCTTCTTTTTTACGAACACTCCACATTACATATGTTTTTCTTTCAAACATAGTTTTAAGTTGCCTACTTCTAAGTATAGACATAAATGGAGCAATACCTGTTCCTGTAGCTAGTAGCCATACTCGTTCAGATTCTTTAGGTGTAAAGTTTTCTGCAAGCAAAGTGCCTTTGGCTTTTTTACCAACATGCATTGTGTCGCCAGGTAAAACATACTTCAATAATGATGTAAGTTCTCCGTTAGGTGCTTTGATAGAATAAAACTCTAGGTAGTCATCACTAGGTGCTGATGTAAAAGAATAAGCTCGCTTTATACTGTCAGGTAGCCCAATCATTGTAAACTCACCTGGCTTGAATGCGTAACCTTCTGGCTTTGTTGTTCTAATCTTAAATAGTGATGGTGTTGTATGATGTACTTCTAGTACAGTGACTTCGTGATACTTTGTGTTTGATTTTGCTTCCTGTTGTTCCTCAATACGAAACTTAGCAAGTTCTTCTTGCCATTCTTCTTCTGTAAGAGCGTGCCATCCTCTACAAAAGTCTGGCGAGCGCCCGCATCCACATGACATAGTTCTCCTTTTATTTTACTTATTAGTTGCTAGTCTTCCTCAGACGTTTTAAGGTTGTTTAGAAAATCTCGAAGTTTAGTGCTATCTGTTTTAGCTGTGATTTTCATTTTAGGTTCGTCGGGTACTTCATCTGGACTTGTAGGTGCTGATCCGTTTCTCTTTACCTTGCTCAATATAGACTGAGCACTTGTGTTAGATGTAACAGTTACACCTTCCTCATCCTCTGAGTCTGTTATGCGTAGTGTATCAATATTAAAATCTAAATCTATTTTAGCATTTACTCCTGAGGAGTTTCTAGTTTTCATTAGCTGGATTTGATATCGTCCTCGTTCCCGCATAGCTCTAGAAGTAAAGATACCTATTACATTATCTGCTGTTTGTATTTTAGATAATCCTCCTGAGATATGACTATGATCGAATTCTATCTCTTCTACAGAGGCTCTATTCAACTGAGATGCTGTTACAAATAGTGTGTTTGTTTCCATAGCTAAATTACGCAACTCTTCAGATACATATTTGTCTTTTACAAATAAGTTCTCAGCCGAGATGCGTTTGCCAATAGGCATCATCAAATCTAAATAATCTACAAGCAATACATCTATTTTTCTATCTGTTTTGATTTCTAATTCTTTTATGTATGCTCTAATATCGTTTGCTGTTTTACCTGATGGCATATACTTTACTTGGAATGCGCCAGACTTTTTTCCTATAATCTTTACCTTCATCTCTACATCATCTATACTCTTAAATATTTCTCGAGAAGGTATCTCTGTAACCATAGAGTCAAGTCTCATACTAACAATCTGTTCTGAAAGCTCAAATGTTAGATAAACTACATTCAATCCTTCCTTTGCCCAATTGACTCCTAAGTTAGCCAGGAATAAACTTTTACCTGCGCCAGAGCCTCCAGCAAATATATTCAGTTCTCCTCTGTTGAATCCACCAAATAGTTTCTGATCCAGTGTTGTCCAGCCTGTGCTTACTTGTCCGTTCCTACTTTTGATCCACTCTAGTCTGCCTCTAGGATCTGCCCAGTAGTTAGTTCCTAAATCTTTTTGTAATCCTATCTGCACTGCGTTCTTTACTAGATCCTCTACTGGGCCATACTCGCCTTTCTCTAGTAAGTCTGCTGACTTGAGAATAGCTTCCTCAAGTGCTTTGTGTCTGCTGAAAGTTTCAAACTCTGCTAGTAGCCAATCATAATGCTCTGTCTTCATTGGGCCAGGATCTCGTAGCTCTGTACCACACGCACCATTCACCATATCCCGTGTAGGTATTGCGTTATGCTCTGCTACATAGTCTGCTAGAAACTTTGCTGCTGATTGTAATCTCTTATCAAATGTCTTTGGCTCAAATACACCTTGACACCTAATAAACGATTCAGCATCTGTTAGAAACATCTCAAGATATACACGTTGTATATCATATCCATAGTCTGTGTTCTGTCTGCTCATTAGAATACTTTTGCTCCGTATTTCTTTTCAAAGTCACGTGCGTCTCCTAAGTCATTTACCATAGGCTGTCCTTTTATATTTAGGCTAGTGTTTAGCAACATAGGACAGCCTGTCTTGTCATACCATAGTTCTAACAATTCTCTAAAGCTAGGGTTATCCTCTCTTGTAACTGTTTGGACTCTTGAGGTTCCATCAGTGTGTACAATGCCTGGGAAACGTTCTGGCTCTCGACACTTCGGAGTGTATTGCATATATGGTCCTGTTGGGCCGTCGAAATATTCATCGGCATATTCAGCGAGGATTGCGGGGGCGAAGGGTCTGAACTCTTGCCGCTGTTTAATATGGTTAACCCTACGCTTGCAATTTGGATCCCGAGGATCAGCAATAAGAGAGCGATTGCCGAGGGCACGAGGACCAATCTCTGCATGTCCTCTTGCAATTCCGCAGAGTCCGATGGATTCAAGTTCTGAGATGATTCTGTCATAATTTAGTGTTCCTTCTATTTCATATCCTAAGTATGGACCGGGCCAGTCTATATGTCTGCCCCTATATGCTAATACAGATCCAATTGATGAACCGGAGTCACCTGGATCAGGCATAATCCATACATTATCCCACATACTGTATATATTAGTATTAGCACTACAATTCAAAGCACACCCGCCCATAAGGACTAGGTTATTGCTAGTAGTTCGACTCTTTACTTCTCTAGAGATTGTCTCAAGTAACATCTCATAGACTCGTTGTGTTGCTGCTGCCACATCATATGCCCAAAAAGTTGGACCACCAAATTCGTGTGCTATCATATCTGGCTTCCACCATAAGCATCCTCGATGTAGATTATGCTTTAGCTTTATAGTTGGTATCTTGCCAAATATATTATCTATAGCAGATGGCGTCAAGTCAAAAAATGTATCTAGTATCTCGTCAAAATATTTATTGCTATCACCAAATGCTGCCATTCCCATCAGTATATATTCTTCCTCATTTGGCTTTAGTCCTAGTCGTTGCGTCATAGCACTATACCATAAACCAATTGAGTGTGGATATCCTTGTGAGAATATTTGATGTAGGTTCTGTCCAGTGCCTTCCCATACAGTTAGAGTCTCAAATTCTCCAATAGAATCTATTACTATAACTGTAGCATTTGAAAATCCTGAGGTGTAGTATCCTGCAGCGGCATGTGACTGATGATGGCTCATTGTATTCACGGGAGAGTGTATGCCATACTTTGCCATATACTTTTCAACATTGTTCTCGCCAAACTTCCAACCTTGACCCGCTTTTAGCTGCCTGACACTTTTTAGAATTGGATCTTCATACCATATTACTTCAGAAGGGTAGCCCCATTGTAGAGCATAGTTTATAATTTTACTGTTTAGATGTGGATCGTTTTTTATTCTACTAAATCGTTCTGAGTGACTAGAGAATACAATTTTATCTCCATCGAATGCTGTTAGCGATGCGTTATGACTGTTTGCGCTGACGCCCCAAGTAATCATACTTACTCATAAATAAAAGGGTCTTGTTCTCTCAATTTCTTTAATCGTTTTCTAAATTCAATTTCTTCTTTTACCCATACAAATGGAAAAGAAATAATTTCCCAGAGCTTACGGAAAGCATCTTTTATTTTATCCATCTTTTCATTCTCAATTTTATTTTTAGACTGGTCCTCTCTTTGTATTTCATTATACTGTAAAGAGTTAGTGTTCTACCGTATTTAGCTACTGCATCGCTTATGTCATTTATTTCATTACGCCAAGGAGGCATACTTACCATCCATTCATTCTCCAATGCTGCCTCAATCATCTTTGCTCCTGCTTTATCTCTGTCAGGTACTACGATGATATTCTTATTCAGAGAGTTTATAAGAAGCGCCTGCTGCGGGTTTATGTCACTACCTAATACTGCTAACCCATTGATGAGAAGAGCGTCTAGCGGGCCCTCACACACGATAGCGTAAGGCCTATCATATGGTTGAGCATCCATACCATATACGAATCCTGGCTGCGAGTATGTTAGATACTTTGCTATGCTCCCTTCAGTCTTGTAGGTACGAGCTGTATAGCCAACACATTCTCCGCCATAGTAGAAGGGAATAATAAATCTATTCTTCATACCTAGCTCAGGACTCCAGTAGAAGTTTGTATCAGACATAAGCAAGTTTCTACTAGCCATATATTCTAATACAGGAACAACTGCTTCGTTTTGTGTCTCAGTCATTAGTTGAGAACCAACAGGAAGTCTAACAGGATCAAACTGAGGACGATGTGAGACATATTGTATGTGCTCTATGTCTTGATTGACACGCATTATGTCAAATGAGATCCGTGTAATCAAATCAGAAGGAACTGATAACCACTCTAGTAACTGCTTCATTTTAGCCGTGAGGTTGCGTCCAGGCTGCCAAGATGCCTTGTAGCCACAGTTAAAGCAAGAGTAGCTGATTACTTCGTTGGATATAATGATGCCAGAGCGCCCTCTGTTATCTGCTTTGTGTCCTCGATGATGACAACATACAGAGTTGAATGCGGTCCAGCCACTAGGCGTTTGTTTTCTCTTGTATGGAAGGTGTGCCCATACAGTATCAGATAATAGGCTCATACTTTCATTATAGCATGATTATTTACAAAAGTCAATCTCGGATGAGAATCTTTTTTATCTTATCTACTGGGTCATTATCAAACTTCACACGCAAGAATGAAAATACTCCGTTGAAGTTCTTTGCTACTGGTTCTGTTTCTGTTCCGTCCAGTGTTATGTCAAACAAGTCTCCCCATGTTGGTGAGGACAGTGTGTTCTCAAGTGTAGCCTGCACAGTTACAGTGCCTGCGTATCCTGTGGTATATACTGCCACAGTGTGTAACGCCTCAGATCCATTTAGGGCTGGTTGAGCAGATAGATATTCACTGTACCAGAAATTATTATCTGGAGTAAATACCGTCGCCACTCCGGCAGGCTTGGCTGGAGGAAAGGCATAGTCATCAACAACTATTGTAGCATTATTGTCAAAGTGACTATCTACATAAGTTATGTGACGACGGTTCTCCTCATCTATTAGATAAATGTTATATCTCATCATTTGCTTTGGCAAGTTGTATAAATCATTTTCTGTAATTGTTGTTTGAAACTTGCCTCGATGAACTGTACTATCTGTTGGTGCGTATGGATGGCACTCTCTTTCAATTACTTTTCTACCATTGTCATCAAATGCTACAAACATTATTTTATATAAATCAATGTTTATGGGTTTGTGATCGGCGTTCAATAATCTAAATTGTATTGTATTGTCTATTCCTTTATAGACTTTGATCTGTCGTGTATACACTGGCATCATCTCCGTAGAAAGGCCTTGCTCACTACCTACTATCGTAATAATATTATCTACTAAATAACGTGGTATTAACTGCATAATATTATTTATATGGAATAAAAATAGATTAATGTTACGAAACCAAATAGAAGAAAACTACCCATTTATCAGTGTAATCACATACGGCGGAAAAGAATACGTTGGTATTGTTGTAAATCAAGATAATAATATTACAACAATATTAGATTACTCTATGCTTAAGACTACTGAGGACAAACAATATCTACTAGAGATAGGACAAACATGGTGGATGGAATCAAATAGGTTAATACCTATTACAATATTCCTAAGCAAAGATGTTGAGCCTATTAGATACTGTTTGAGAAATATGAACAGCAAAGATGTCAATATAGTGCTAGGCCCAACAGTTAATCTGCACAACCTAACACTAAAGAGAGTCAAGAGGAAGAATGTGCAGTTAGTTCGTCGTCCGAAATAATTTGCTCACAGAGTAAATTCATATGAACGACTGTAGCAATTGCGTAAGAAAAGGCATGAGCTTTCTTGAAGTAATAGTCTCCATTGTATGGAGGCTTCCATACTTCTCGGCGTATAGCGTCCCAGCCTTGATCCGCTAGATACCTTTTGGATGGACGTATGATAGCTAGGACCATTGCGAGTTCTTCGACGCTAGTAGGTTGTAGCTTACGACATAACGGTCCGTGCCCGCTCAAGTGAAATACTTGATTTACAAATTCGTCGTGCTGTAGCAACTCCCACTCTGGCTCTGTATTCATCAACTCATCTAGATGTCCTTCATCTCTAACACCTTTGTATATATTGACATTCAGAAAGTCTATTTTGAAATAGCCTCTCTCTTCTGCCTGCTTATAGTTTATCGTAGCTTGTCCAGTTAACGGATTCCACGGGATAGCAGTTCCATATATTCCTGTATTGTGTTTAGCTCCGTTCTCTAGTGTTGCTGCACGGTGAGGAATTATATCTAATAATAAATTTCTATCAGCAAAATCTATATCCACATCCACGTTACTTCCCCAATTTTTTAGCCCAACCGGCTCGCATCTTAGCCTTGTCCTCTTCAGTTCGAGGCACTCCTTTATTCCAAGCAGTCCTGCCTTTATTGGCTTTACTCACAGCATCCTTTACCGCTTGAGATCGAGTCATTCCTCTATTCCAAGCGGGCCTACCTTTTCTCCCGTGCTTTCCAAAATGTTGATGTGCTTCTTTACGAATAGATTCATATAACTTTGAATTGAAGTTGCCACGCAATCTATTCTTGCTACTTCTAACAAACATCATATTGAATGCGTATAGCAGTTTGTGCCTTGCTTCTCCTTCATACATTTTAGTTAGCAATAAGTGTGCAATAAAATGTTCTCTAGGTGTTAAAAGAATAAGATTTTCTTCATCATCAGAACCTCCTACACATTTGGGAATTATATGATGCTTTTCTAAATAAGTATCTTCTCGAACTGGACGTGATGTCATCAACTCAAAATACCATTTAGAATATTTACTTTCCATTTCTCTTACTCGCTTTTTTGGAAGCCATTTTCCATTTTAGTGGTGACACACGATCCTTGAAGCATACTCCTTGTAGGTGATCCCACTCGTGTAAGAATACTTTGACAGCATATCCTGTTAGGTGTTGTCGTCGTTGCTCCATATTCTCATCTGTATATTCTACTAGGATTTCTCTAGGGCGTTTGACTTGAACAAATATGCCAGGGAAGCTCAAGCATCCTTCGTCTTCTAATACAGTATCCTCAGTGTGTTGTAATACTGTAGGGTTGATACAAAGCTCTGCGTTCTTTGGATCTGCTCCCATAACAAATAGTTGATGATTCAAATCAACTTGGTTGGCGCTAAGTCCAATCCCGTTGTTACTCAGCATTGTATCAATCATTATAGCTTTGATCTCTTTAGGATCAAATCCAGGATTAGTGATATCTACCTCAGCAACTTTTGTAGTGAGGATCTCATTTGGGTAATATACTATGTCCATTTAAAGTCTCCTGTTTTCCAGTTTAGTGAAGGAATAAACACACTTGCTAAATCTTCATTATATCTAAGATAAGTTTTATAAAAGTTTATAGATGGGCTTGGCATTGATCTACCATAAAACTCTTCTAGTTTTTGAATTGTCTCTTCTGGGTTAGTTATTATAGATCGATAGTCTACAAATAATATATTAGTAGTATCAGTAAATAGTTTTCCAGGATCATCTTTTGTAGTATAATATTCTATAGAAAAAAGATCTATTCTTTCTTTTAAAAGTTTCAGCAATCCTAACTCAAGAGTTTCTTCTGATAATATCATACGCCAAGCACGATATGTTGTGTATCGTCTCTTAAATCTATATACATCATTTTTTGGTAAGGTTGAAGAATATTGATCTAAAATATCTTGCCTATCTATATATTTTAAAATAGGATATCTTCTTTCAAGGTAGTTACATACTCTTTTACCTATCTTAATAAATGTTTTATACATTTTTTTGATATCATAATATCTCATAATCTCATTAGGTTTATCGCCTAGTTGAATAATCTCATATGGTATTTTGAGTGACGCCTTAGATCTTTTTCGAACATAATCCATTCCATCACCCAATTCATTTTTTATAATTCGTAAGAAATTTATTTGAGCAAAATCATCCTCAGTAACGAGCATCTTAATGTAGTTACAGTTTTGAAGATATTTCCCTTCAGTTTGATTTTGGAAATAAAGTTTGGACTGTTGTCCAATATTATGCCAATAATAAAATTTATAGTCAGGCGATTTATCAATTTGAGATCTCCACTCAACTTGATTTATTGGCTGGAAAGGATCTTCTGGATCAAAACAATAATGTATATTATAATGATCCATTTGATGAGCATCGCCTAGATAACCAATGGTATATTCTGGACTTTCTTGGTACATGCTTGATATTAAAAATAAGAGCATTCTACCACCACCCCCTCCGGGAAAATCTAAATGTGTAGTTTTATACGGCGTCATCTATGTAACCTGTCCCCCAATTTAATGATGGGAAAAATAATTTTGCAAACTCTTCATTATATTTAAGATAATGAAGGTAAAAATTTTTAGATGCAGGAGGTAATTTTTTGTTATAAAAATTCTCCAAAGTTTTAATAGTATAATGTGGTTTAGTCATTATGTTTCTAAAATGTATAGGCAATGTATTGTTAGTAGAATGCAATACAGGATCAAAAGTAGTTTCAGAAAAATATTTTAGCATTCCATCTTTAGTTGATTTTAAATCTTCATTTGTATGAACTAAGTGATCCTTTATCATCTCTTTTATTCCTAAAGGAATATTTTTACTATGTGCTAATATAATTCTCCAAGCTCGATACTGATGCCAGTATTTTTCAAGTCGCCAGATATTTAGCGGCAAAGGTTCTTTGTAACTGTGAGATAAATCCCATACATCTTGCCTACTCATAGTTCTTATCTTTGGCGAATGCCCCGATAGATGTTTGCTGACTTTTCTACCAATCTTGATAAACGATTTGTAAATCTCATCTACGTCATACCAATGTAATATATCTGTTGGGTCTGAAGATAAGAAAACTGTTTTCTCTCGAAGTGTTAAACTAATTGGTTCTTGTTGTTCATGATAGTAAGTTAAAGAATCTCCTATAAAATTTTTTATTATTCTTAGGTAAGCTATCTGCTCAGTGTCTTTGTCAGTCACTACCATCCTAACGTAATTACAGTTCTTAATAAGTTCGTGATCGACAGCCCAATCTATATGATGCCACCAATAGAAATCATCTTCTGGCTTTTTTGGTATCGTATTATCAGTTTTACGAAAGTCAAGATTGGTACTGTGATGCATATCATGTGCCTCGCCAGCCATACCTATCTTATATAAAGGATGTTTATAATACATACTTGATATTAAAGATAGGAGCATCCTACCACCACCTCCTGCTGGAAAATGTAGATGTGTAGTACGATATCCTTTTCTCATAATTTGCTTTCCTTTATCACCTCTTTTGCTAAAATAACATCCCTAGATGATTGTGAAAACTTTTTACCCCAATGATCTGGATCTAATATATGATAGATCAGTCCAAGTTGCTCCTCGTTGAATCGTCCCATCATATCCTGTGCCTGTACAGAGTTTAGTAGTAGCCATGGTGATAGCTTTCCATCTTTGATATGATATACTGCTCTGTTTAGATTTACTAATCTAAAATAATGATTCCATTGTGCTGGTGGATTCTCAGTTGCCCACTCTGTCATTGTTTGTATGCTACGCTCTAATGCTGTATGTACATCTTCCTTCTTTATAAGATCCACAGCATATTTTTCGTATAATGCCTCATCACACCATTTGTCAATCTTTACTCCGCTCATTACGATGTATTCAATATATTTCTCTGGATACAGAGGGCGGACGTTAGTAACGAATGAACCAAACTTTACAAAGGCATTGTAGTAAGGAGAGTTACAGAACTCCTCATACGTCTTGTCACGTTTGAAGCCTGTGCCTTTCCTATAGAATAAATTGAATGCGTAAAATCCTGTTTGTACTCTTTTCTCGTCACGTTGCTGCGCTCGTCGTTTCTTTTCGCAAACGTGAACGAGTATTGTACTCTCTTTAGAAAAACTTTTCTTACAGTATTCGCATTTGAATCTAGAGTTTGATGTCGATGCCATGATTGTCTGCTAGTTCCTGTATATCTTCTTTAGTTGCCATTTTTGCTAATATGAGTAGCTCGTCCATTTTTTGATTTGGGTATGCCTTTTCAAGAACAGATAGAAACTTGCTGTTTTGTGCATCTAGTTTATCCTTGCCAGACTTCAATCCAATCCACTCATGGTATTTAATCTTTCCGTAGTCTGCTGACAGACAGAGTAGTTGCCATTGTAGTTTAGGATGCTTTGACATAATCATATAATGTTTATTGAAGAACTCGTTAGTCTTCAATACTGCTATCTCAGCGTCTGAACCTTTTACACTAGAAGCATATCTATTTAATAGCCAAAATGATACAGACTTTTTCTCCTCATCACTCAGCTCGTCCCATACATTCTTTGCTCCTATATCTACAGCAGCAAGAACATCTTTAACTGGTAGCTTTGCCATAATACTATATAAGATTGCAGAAGTCAATAATTTCTGTTTGACGATTTACATCCTTGATGAAGAAAGCACACAATGGATTCTCATCGTCTGTTAGTGGCACCGATAGTAACTGCCCTGACTTTATCTTAGGGAAGTACCATTTGATGTCATTGTAAAAGTTAGTTACTTTGATTTCGCCATAGTCTGCTTTGTAGCTCTTTAGAGGATTGAATAAGAATGCCTCAAAGCCTCTATCATTCAAACTTGTAAGTGGCAGGACTTCTAAGTCCTTGCCTGTGCGGCTATCACCTACAGCAATATGGAAATCAATAGGCATCATTACTTCGTGTCCATTGATCTCTAGAACGATAGCGGAGTTGCTAAATGATTCTAAAAAGATAAGAGGCACAAAATAAAAGTCAGGATCTGACGGAGTTGAGTTATCTAAAATAGAAAACCTAAAGTCCTCATCAATCTCCTCAGGTAAGTTGTTCAAGTCAAATGATTTATTTTCAAGTGTTAGAATTTTCATGTCCAGTCAACCTTTTGTAGTGTAAATGGGTATTGGGCTTGTTTATAAAACTTTTTACGTTCAGTTAAATGACGCTTGGCAAATTTACAAGTAGATGTGAAGTCCCATATTTGTACAAAGTCCTTGTCCTTTGCTTTGCGGATTCCTCTACCAATAGACTGAATCACACGAACAAATGATTTGCCTGGCTCTATAAGAACCAGATTGAATATTCTTGGGATGTTGATGCCTACTGCTGCTACACCATATGTAGCAATAATAACCATGTCGCTCGCATCCTGGACTTCGTCATATGTCTCTTTTCGATCTTTTACTTTTACTTCGCCACTGATAAACACTGAGTCTGGCACAAGCTCTTGTAGCTTTTTACCTGCGGATACACGATCCACTAGAATGAGTGTGTTACCTGATTGTCTAATATTGATGATCTGGCTAGCCAGATACTCAACTCTCTTGTCGTTAGTAACAAGGTATTTGAGTTCGCTTTGATAGTCACGATGCTCAACAATGTCTATTAGTTGTTGAATGTTCACGTGACACTGTGATAGCACTCCTTTGTCCTGTAGCTCCTTAGCACTAATAGATCCAATTACAGGACCTATGGCAGCGTGGAGTGCTTCAAATTCAAATTTTTCTTTTGGTATAGTACCAGTTAGTCCCCATCGTATGGCAGCGTTCTTTAGGCTTTGTGTTAGTAGTGCCTTTAGAACATCAGCTTTTGCTTGGTGCACTTCGTCTACAATAATAGTTTGTACACCTTGTAAAAACTCTGCGAGAGTTATTTCTACTTCTGCGTCTTTGCTTTTCTTTCCAAGGATGTTAAGACTCTGCCAAGTGCATATGGTATGTTTTTTGGCATGGTCTTTT